TCAGGCGTGTGCAGCCAATAGTCCTTTATCTTTGCAGAACTGAATAACCTCTACGTAGCGGAAGAGAGCGCCTCCTTTAGGTGGGTGGATTTCTTCCACTTCCTGCGGGAATGGTGTGCCGGATTCTTCCCACTGTTTGCGCTTACGATAAAATGTGGTTCTGGAGATACCACCAAGCATCTCCTGAACGCGCTCACGGTTAACCAAAACCGGCTGAATGCTGATTGTTGTTTGCATGCTTTTCTCCAGGCAAAAAGAAGCCCGGCGAACCGGGCTAATGGGGGATAACGTGGCAGTGCATTCGCACCCAATAGCCAGCTCATAACTGGCTATCAGTTGCGTCATTCATGCTGCTGATTAGCGATGTCGTAGAATTGTCCGTAGGTAATCTTCTTGAAATTATCCGGTATCACTACTTCTCCGTGCCGTTCTTCTTTATCGTTAGGTATTGCAAAAACCAGGCAATCATCGCGCTCAGGGTGCTTTCCTCCATATGTGGATAGCATGGCAAATCCGAAACCTCTGCCAGACTGACCACCAATACCCGTACGCATAATTCCGTAATGGTTGACTATGTAGTCATTCCACTCAGGAAGTGATTTAAGCTTTTTATTTGCCTCTTCCTTCACGGCGTCGAGCACTTTGTTGTAAGCCCTTCCTTCTTTTGTGTTTCCTTTCCCTCTACCAAGGACTACGCGCTTACCATCAAACATTTCTTCTCGCTTAATGGTCATGGGGCAGGGGAACTCATATCCCTTTTCCCACACAAAGCCACTGAGCAATCCACCTCCACCGCCCCATCCGCTTGATGTTGTCCATGCGATAGCGCCAACTTTTCCTACTGCATCAGGAAGAATGGCGTTTCTTTGTTTACTAATTTCCTCATAGCCATCAATCAGCGATTTCACATCATCGCCTTCCACCATGTAGTAATCGTAAAATTTGCTTTGATCTGACATTGATATCCCTCATGCCGCCAGCATAGCGCGGAGGCGTTTTAAGTGTTCTGCTGTTTCAAGTTCGGCGCGTATCTGTGCCGCCTCGTAACGTGCTAATGGATTATGGCCTTTGCTGATTCTTCGCAAACTCACCTACCATAACCTTTCTTGCTGCCTCCAAAGCACTAACTGCATCCTCTATTTCATTGAAAAAACCAAGTCGAGTTCTTTTGTAGTTTAGGGTGATGTATGCCTCCCATCTCTTGTGAACATTGCTCCAGCTAACCCCCTTAAATCCGCTTTTATTATTTGATGCTAAGGATTTGTTGTGCCCATTTTGTGATGGGGTTGCCGCTCTCAGGTTGGAAATTCTGTTGTCTTTAATGTCGCCATTAATGTGGTCAACAATCCGTGGCAGGTAACCATGCACATATAGGAAAGCCAGTCTGTGAGATGCATGCCTAATCCCTAAAATCATTATTTTTTCGTATTCACCCTCAACGTGCTTCCCAGCAACCTTGCCGGGGAATGTGCCATTCCATGCCCTAAATGATGCGTCAGTCTGAAAGAAGTGTCTCTCGCGAGGCTTCCATGTGAATACGCCTGTCTCTGGTGAGTAATGAATAAGATTTTTGAGGAGGTCTTGCGTGATGGGGGTTTTGTTTCGATTTTTCCACTTACTAATTTCCGGCTTCGTCATATATCTGACCCCGTTGAATTAGCTGGAACATGTGCACCACCTTTGACGAAAATCACCCAGTGGGTTTTGTCTGACTTACCTGTGCGCTGCCAGATGATCGGCTTCTCGTCGGTAAGCGCCAGGATATTGCTTACCGGGATCTGCGTTTCGTTCCATTTGAAGATGAGCACACCGTGTGGCCACAACACCCTGAATGCCTCTGAGAAGCCGGCGCGCAAATCATCACGCCATGATTCTTTGTTGAGACGCCCGTACTTTTTACCCATCCACGCGTTATCGCCGACACGCTCGAGGTGCGGCGGATCGAACACGACGACAGGGAAAGTGTTATCGGCAAAAGGGAGGGCGCGGAAATCGGCAATAAGGTCCGGACTAATAACCAACTGGCGACCGTCGCAAAGCTCATGCTGTTCGGCGCGGATATCACTGAACACCGCGCGTTCGTCCTGCTTGTCGAACCAGAACATGCGCGATCCGCAGCACATGTCTAAAATTTCCTGCTGCATCACATCCCCCTCTGTTTATTCTTCAGTTCGATCACGCCCTGGCACTCCGCGCACGTCTGGCAGCCGGGAACGGCAGCGCGCCGCGCCGCTGGGATATCCTCGCCGCATTCAGCGCAATGCTCTGCCGATACAGCGTTGCGGTCGATGCGGTGAGCGGCGATCGCCATATCGATACGTTGCTGAGCCAGCTCGTTTGCTTGGTCAATAATCTCTGCGGTCATTTCGGGACTCCTTCAGTAAATTATTCAATTTCGCTTTATAACTGGCTTTCGCTTCTTTTTTGGTTGGCTTCCAGTCTCCGTAAACGCTCACATCGCGGTAATTTCCGATCCGATACATGCGACAGTTTCCGTTGCGGTCGTAATCAACTTCAGGCCTGTTAATGCCAAGCCATTCATGGAAATCATGACCGCTGTCGGCATCCAGAAAATCCTGGTAATTGCATTTGGCCTTGTGCTTACGGGAGGTAATTTTCGGAGGTGAATAATCCACGACATCGCCGTATACGATGCCGTCCGTAGGGTGATAACGTTCTGGTGAATGATAGGGCGCGGTATCCAGAACAACGCCAATGTAGTGCCCGAAATCACGCACAATAGTTCCTGGTTCGCCATAAGCCACCACCCGTCGGCCGACACAGGCATTCACGCCATATTGGGAATTGATGTATTCGAAGCTCATAGTCAATGCTCCCGGAACTGTCGGTTAATACGGTTGAAGGTGAACGCCAGCAATAAAAAGGGAGCCATAAGCTCCCGGGTGATTCGTTTGGTTAGTGTCATGATTCGACTCCGTATCGGCCTTGCATGCGACCGATGCTGCTAACGAATGCCACCAGGCTAATACCCAGCGGCGCGATTTTCTGGTGATGCTTCTTGATGATTGGCGGCACTACTGCATTCCATTTCGGCTTAGGCCTGCATTTCATAGCCTGCTGAATCTCTGCCACGCATTTACGTCCCTGAGCTCTCACTACGTTGTTTTGCTCTGGCGTCATGCGGCCTCCCTGCGGGCAAGAAGTTTTGCCCCGAAAGCCATCAGCTCGTCCCGGTCCACAGTTGCGAAGTGGCAGTGTGTACGCGGGTACGGTCGCCAGATGATAAGCATCGAGCCTTTGTTATTTCCCGAGACCGGCTTACCGGTGACCGGGTTGATAAATGCCAGCCGTCCAGCGGTAATGAAGCGTACTTCGCTGGCCGTCTTGATTGCCTCTTTGAACCAGCCAACCGAAGTGTCTGCCGGTACCAGCATGACCGTGCCGATCTGATTGGTGCTCTCGGCGGCGGCCTTTTTAACGAACGGCGTGATGTCGCTATATGGCGGATTAAGCCAGCAATAACCAGGGATAGTCAGGTAATCGCTCCATGGCGTTTCCAGCGTGTTCTGCTCAGCGGTGATGAACTTTCTGCACAGCGCATTATGTGGCGCTGCGGCTGCGTCAAGTTGAAAGAAGAATTCAGCATCAAGCGCCGAGAAAAGTGCCGGTGGTGTGCGCCACAAATCACGCTGATCTGCTGGCGTATTGCTTCCGGTATAATCAGTCATGAATCCTCCCGCTCGGGATCCAGGTTATCCCATCCATTCCGCTCAATATTCACAGCCAGCCGCTTATCTCCGACCTCTTCGATACTCCTACCGGTAATCTCTGCTACTTCTGCGTTGGTGTAGCGCATGAGAATCGCTAACTCTTCCGTTGACCATTCGCGCATAGTTAATCCTCCGGAGCGGGCCAGTGAGTTGCGTTTGCCTCTGACTGAATAAAGGGAGCGACCGGTTGCCGTTGCTATCTCTTCCACTGAGAATCGACCGAACAGATATAGCTCGGCTGCCGTCCATGATTTACCGGTCATCCTGCTGATAAGTGGTGCGCCGATACGTGATGCCTGGCGAGCGACTGCCGATTCGGAGCGCTCAAGCTTTTCTGCGATAACCGATACCGGCATTGTTCCGCCAACTTCATGCAGGAAGAGGTTTTCCCACGATTGCCATGGTGAGTTGTTCATGCCGCTTTACCATGCTTCCTGATTTTCTGAATTTCCGATTCCAGATCTGCAAGGAAGCTCTTAACCTCAGATTCAATTTCGCGCGCCAGCTCTTCATCGAAATGAATGCGCTTCTTGAAATAGGCTAGGTCAGGCGGCAGGCGATCATCGAAACTAACGAAATCACACCATTTCCGCCCGGTGCACATCATCTGTGCATGCATTTGCAGCATGTACTGGCGCTTTGGCTCGCCAGTTTTCAGCGTTTCAAGATGGGTCCAGGTGTTGGGGCATTTGATTTCGATAAGCCCGTCGTCGTTAACAAGTCCGTCCGGGCTGGCTGCGAATCCGGGTATGGTTGGGTGATCGATGAGTCCAACTTCAGTGATTTCCGCATCGAACTCATTCAGGGCGTACATTTCGCGCGCTACTGGTTCCAGTTCAGTGCCGCGCATCATCGCGGCATTCGAAAATCCCTCTTCCAGCTTCCCTGTCAGCCGTTGGCAAATCAGCTCGACCATGTAGTTCTGGCGGCTGGTGGAGTAGCCCGACTTAGTCCGGGCCATGACATCAGCCAGGCGACTGGCTGTGACCTTGCCGCAGCGCGCAGCAAACCATTCAGGGGTGCGTTGCTCCATCATTCAGCCTCCGCATCTGCAACATTGACAGGTTCGGCGTTGTCGACAGCAAGACTCATGTCATACATGCGTCGCTTCTCAACTGCGCCGATAACCTGCTTCTCTTCAGCGCTCAGCGCCACCCAGAACTCCTGATACTTGACTGTTCCAAGGCGCGCGGCGGACTCACCTTTTGCGATCAGATCCGGGCGACGGCTATCTGATTCATGACCCGCATGAACCTCTGCCGTTGTTCCTTCAATCACTCGCTCGGCCTCGTCCTGGTCGAATATGCCAGCGAAACCAAAGGCCAGGCGCGCGCATTGGATAAGTGTCTTATGGCGAAGCATGCGGGTAGGGTGGGACTGCCAGGGTTGAGTATTGCGTTTACACTCTCCCATGTACTCGGTGACGATGGTCGGGTGCTTACGATCTTTGCGGTAAATCTTGCAGGTGCACGCGCCTTCCTCTTTGTCGTACGAGAACTCCATGCCGTCAAACTGAGGATGTTCGTTGATAATGCGAGCCCATCCGTCAACGCCGACGACCGGGACAATACCTCCCTTATCGGGGAATGCGTAAATCTCTTTGGTCCATGGGTTCAGACCGTATTGGTTGGCGACGATCAGCAGGGCCGTAAACTGCTCGTCCGTTACGTTGCCACCTTTGAACGCTGTGTTCTTCAGCGTATTCATCAGGTCTGTTCCTGCGTCCATGCCGAGGCGTGCGGCCAGTTTCCCGGCCATGGTGGAAAGTGCAGTGCTCATTGTTAATTCCCTCAAACATTAAAACGGGCAGCCGGTACGGTGTTCCCAGTCATATTCCGCCTGGGCGTAAGCAACTGCCGAAATGAAATCGTTGTAGGCCTCGCCAGCTTTATCGCTGCGAAGTCCTTCGTATGGGCTGGAGTCAATCGGGATCGTGAAGTGGAAGAGGCCGGACGGCTCTTTTGGTATCATGTCGATAATTTGCTGCGCCCGGTCTTCAATCCACTTCTCTTTCTCATCGTCGAGCTGCTGCTCAACCCAGCGCCGGTCTTCGATGCGGTCGTAAGTGAGGTATGCGTTCATGGTTGCCTCAGTAGTGGATTTTCGCGCAGGGGATCAGGTCATCTTTCAGAGCGGTCAGCACTTCGATAGCCTGTTCTCGGGTTAAGCTGGTGTGGCTGGTGAGCGCGTTAACGATGTTGGTTCCGACCGTCTTGCGGTGCTTCACATCAGCTTCGCGCTTGGCCTGTTCGTCGGCGATGCGCTTCTGCTCAGCCTGGCGAGCTTCTTCTGCCTGTTTTGCTTTCAGACGCTCAGCTTCAACCGCCGCGGCCTTTTCGCGTTCCGCCCGCGCTTCTGCTTCCTGTTTCTCGCGTGCCGCACGCTGTTCCGCTTCGATGCGCTGGCGTTCAGCCAGTTCAGCGCGGGCTTTCTCTTCGGCTTCACGGCGTGCTGAAGCTTCAATCTCCGCTTTGTGCTTCGCTTCGGCATCGCGGCGTGCCTGTTCTGCCGCTTCCTGCTTCAGTCGTTCGTCACGTTCACGCTGAGCCTGTTCCGCCTGGCGGCGCTGCTCTTCGCGGTCACGGTCAAACTTGTCATTCATCAGCAGAGCCATTTCGTGGTCTGCCTCGATCTGCGCGGCGCGCTGGCGGTCAAACTCTTCGTTCATTTCCAGCGCTTCGGCGTGCAGCGCGTTCATGGCTTCTTCAGCCTTGATACGTTCCTGCTCGGCTTCCCATTCGGTGAGTGGGCGGCGTACTTCATCTTTCAGCGTTTCCAGGCGCTCACGAACGATGCGGCGGCTTTCGTCGATCTGCTTAGGCAAGGCTTTAAGCTCAGCAACCAGATCCTTGCCCGCGTTGTCGATGTAGGTTTTGGAACGGGCAACCTTATGCGCCATGGATGCGATAGCGTCGCGGCCTTTACGGGTCGACACATCCGGCACCAGGCTGCGAGCTTCTTTCTCGATCGCCTCAATAATCGGGTCGAGCTGCTCTTTGGTGGTGAATACCGCCATTGCGTTCTGTTTCTCAATGACGACTAAGTCCGTTACTTCGCTCATGGTTTCTCCTGAAATTTGGATGTGCAGATCCCGCCAGCAGAAAGCCAGGCCGATCGGTTGAATAGGGTGGTTAGTGATGGATAGGGTTGCCGTGACCGTCCAGAAGGACGTCAATCACGCAGTCACTGAGGCGGATGATTTCTGCATCGGTGTGCAGGTACACCCATTTGCGCTCCTGAATGACTGCTGAGACGCGATAGGTGCGTCCTTCGTGCATTGCCATCATGCCGGGCGTAACGCACTGGCGAATGAGCGGGGTGGTGCCGTAGTGAGACATCATTTTTTACCCTCCACCTGAGCCAGTAAACCAGCAACGTGCATCTGCCACCGGTTAAGCGTCAGCTTTTCACGCGGGTTAGATACCGACGTCAGCTGCCACTCGTTTTCGTTGAGCTTTTTGGCGGTGTACTGCTTGCCGTTGTGGGTGACTGTCATGATGCCTCCCGCTTTTCTTTGATGTCGGCGCGGAGGTGAATCTCGTCGCCACTCGGCAGAGGTATGACGATGATGTCATCGCGAGAAACCATCAGGTGTGCTACAGCGAAAATAGCCTCGTCTGTCACATCAAACTTCTCGCCAGTGAACTGACGAACGCCGGGCGCCAATTTTCCTGGCTTTGACCGACCTGCGAAGATTCGCTTCGTCAGGCCTGAAAAACCTACTGTGATTGGGTTGCTCATAAATCCTCTTGGCCTTATCGCGGCGAACGGAACGGTTAATACAAGACTTCAACGCATTTATTCAGTGTTTCAATGGGCGGTGGATGGCCGCCGGTTGTCATAACTAAGCCGCCTCGGTGAAGCGACTGAGGTATGAAAAAGGCCGCCGAAGCGACCTATGATTTATTCTCTAATGCTGTTTTGTGATTGTGTTGCGCTGTATGAACCACCATTTCAGCAAACTTGTTAGCAACATTCTGGCGAATACCCTCGTTAACATACTCGGCAATCTGACGGTCAATATCCTTATTGATCCCCTTCAGTTTTTCCTGAACGACATCCTGCACTCTCTTACCAGTTAACCAATTAATGAGGCGGGTCTTGCCGCTGTAACTGTCCGCAAAGTTGCCGTTATCGTCTACTTTTTTCTCCAGCAGGCCGTCAAACGTGCGTTTGATAAGATCAGTAATCGTCAGACAGTCTTGCGTATCACCCCACTTATCAGTGATGGTCACTTCCTTTTCAAGCCATTCATCAGCGAACTGGATTGCCTTTTGCTCAATCGCTTTTCGCGCGGCAACGATTGATTCGTTAATCGCATCACCAATCTGTTGTGATGCCTCTTTCTCAACTTTCGCCAGGCAATCCTTGGAGATAGCAGCTTTCACTCCAGAGATAATCTGGTGCTTAACCTCTTCATCCATGTCGCCATCTTCTCCAAGCCACTCTAAATCAACAGTTATGTTTAATTTCATCGCCTTACCCTCTGTCGTTACCCGCTGATGCGGGATAAATGCTGATTAATCGACCCATTCGACATACTGGAGAAGCGATTCTGTCTCCGCGTCATCCGGCTCTTTATTCTCTGGATTGCAGTTCTTACAATTAGTGGCCTGCACCGGCATTCCGCCGCACCCACACATTTCAGCAAGACCAGAACAGCATCTGGTGAACACGAATCCGTGGTCGCACTTTTCACACCCAAGCATGATTTCCACCTCTCTGTTTGTTTACCGTCAGCCCCTCGCAAAGAGCTGCTGGTAAAGCTTCCCCGATGTTCGGGAACTGAGCGGCAAACCATTCCGTTGCGAAGTCCTCTTCGTGTGCTATACCCGCCACGCGTTACACACCTGCCTCAATCCCATTGGGCGCCATTTCAATTTGCCAGGAGCGCTCCGGGTGATTTGCTGCTTGACTGAATTCTTAATGAGCAGGCGACTTGCTGTCCGCCGCTGGCTAACTTCGCTCAGCTGTCGATGTTTCGTTTCGATGAGTTGATAATAGCGATGAGTATTGTTTATAGCAATACGTATTGATATTAAATAATAGCAATTGCTATTAATGCGTTGATAGCTAAAGGAATTTATTTTGATATTTTTTCGAGTGAATGAGATTCGGATCGTGTTTTTACTGCGGAGGGTATTGCTGTGACGAATGTGCTGGATGAGGGCAATAAAAAACCCAGCACTATGGCTGGGTTCTTCAGAAATGTGAAGGTTATCGCGTAACCATTACTGTATTGTTTTGGCCTGCTTTTACTGAGGCAGCTGACATCAGCGCGCCGCCTTCAGTCACTAGCCCGTAGGTAGATGGTCGCATCCAGGTAACGGTGGTCTGAACGTAATATTCGCCAGGGGCAATGTTATCGAACTCAAACTTACCCTGGGCATCAGCAATGGTGACCTTCTCATACTTCGCAGCGCGCATATCTTCTTTGTCGCAGCGTGTCAGGCCCATGCAGGTGGTGAACTGGAAATCGGTGTAAGAGGTTTTTGGCATCAGGATCACCTGGCTGCCGGCCGCTACTTTTACGTCTCCGCCCATTGTCTTGAGGAAAGCCTGACCAGTCAGTTTCTCAGCGCCATCAAGCTTCAACTTGTCATACTCGGCCTGCGGGAACGGCGGGAGGTTTACTGGTTTAGGAATGGACATGCACCCAGAGAGAAGCGCAACTGCTGTCGCTGCAATAAACAACTTTTTCATGATAATCCTTGCTGTGAAAAGCCGTTAGGCAAAAATGTTAACCGTGTTTTCTGTATGTTTGAGGCATGCTACCAATCACTTTACCGAACACGAGTATCCTGTTCATTTCTTCTTTTTCAATCGGATCCCATGGGCGGTATGTCTGGTTGTCAGAAATGACCAGAAGCTTGTCTTTCATCTTTTGCAGGCGTTTAACGTGTGATGTGTCGTCGTAGATGAAGGCGTAAATCCCATCGCCATCAAAGTGCTGAACACTGATATCGACGAACAGCAAGTCGCCTGGCTCAATGGTCCCGGACATGCTATCGCCGCGAACATTAATGATTCTGATTTGCTCAGCCTTTCTGCCATTGAACATCCGGCGAGCATCTTCCACTGAGTATTCCACGGATCTAAGCACCTCTACAAATTCGCTGTTGATGGCTCCAGGTCCAGCGCTTACGTAAAAGTCTAGCGCTTCAATGCGGAAGGTGTCAGTAGGTGCCGGCTCTGTTTTTGGCTGCGAAATTGCGGGAATTTGACCATCGTCACGCATCGGGCCAACTCCGGTTGAAAGCCACTCAGACCGAACGCCAAGTGCATTGGCGATCTCAACAATTTTAGTTGAGCCCCTGGCATTGCCACTGGTCAGCCTCCAGATGGTGGGCTGAGCAACGCCAGACGCCTTAGCTAAAGCGCCCTGAGACATGCCAGATAAGTCCATTGCCTGATTCAGGCGTTCTGCAAGAGTTTCTTTTTTCATGAGTTTAAATTTATACGCTTGCGTATTGTTGGTCAAAACACGTTTAGCTATTGCCTAAATCAATACGCATTGCTATTATCAATTCACACCAATACTCATAGGAATTGGAATATGACGAACAAAACCATCCAGCGCGCCATTGATATCGCTGGTAGCCAGAAGAAATTAGCCGACCTGTGCGGTGTAGCGCAGCCGACGGTATGGCGCTGGTTGCACGGTGGCGGCATTGATGCCCGCTACGTAATGAAGATTGTGTCTGCAACTAACGGCAAGCTCAAACCAGCAGATATCCGTCCAGATCTCGCCCAGTTGCTTGGGGCGAATAACACAGCCGCCTAACCGGCGGCCCAACCACGAAAGGGAAAGCAATGCATTCACTTGCGTATCAACACAATACCGTAATACACCCGGGAGCGGTGATAAACCGCGCTCAACCTAAGGCGGCGCCAGACCACGAAAAGATCCGCGATGCGGTCCGGGCATGGTCTTCGGCGCTGGACAATCAGGACGTCGTTTCGGCGCTGATCATCAACGAATACCGGGAGCAGGGCGGGACCGCCATCAGCTTTCCGGACGACATCAGCCGGGCGCGCCAGAAGCTGTTTCGCTTTCTGGATAACCGTTTCGACTCTGAACAGTACCGCGAGAACGTCCGCCAGCTGACGCCTGCAATCATGGCCGTGCTGCCGGTTGAGTATCGCACTCGCCTGATCGGTGCCGATTGCAAAATGTCTCGCCTGGCTGAAGCCGAGAAAGAACTCGCAGAGGCTAAACAGGCCGTGCTGCTGGACGCTCCAGAGCATCAGAAGCTGAAAGAGGTAAGCGAGGGTATAGCTTCGCTGTTCCGCCTCATGCCGGAGCAGGTAGGGCCGTTGATGACTATGGTCACGTCGATGCTGGGGGTTATGTGAAGACTTCAGAAATGGCGAAAGCTGCGGTGCTCGAACACCAACAGCTTTCTTGTGCAACAAACGCGAGTCAATTGCGAGGTCATTATGACAAACGCTAATCCAAAACGCCAGGCGCAGGAGGTTTAACTGTGTCGAACGTCGCTTACGCTAATTTCGCGGCGCACTCAGCCGCAAGGAGCAACAGGATGGAGAACCAGAAGTCTGGTTACGTCCCGTTGTACCGGAGCATCAAGAAGAAGTCATGGGCGAAGGATGTATTCCTGCGCGCGCTGTGGGAAAACCTGCTCATAGACGCAGCCAGACAGCCTTACACGGCATTCTTCAAGGGCAAACAATGGCCTCTGCAACCCGGTCAACTGGTCGTCACTGCTGCAGATCTTGGCCTTCAGTTGTGTGACCGTCAGGGCAATCCGACAAGCCGCGATGCAGTGGAGAGAATGCTGTCTGTTTTCGTCCGCGAAGGGATGATTTCCATCGAAGGAGAGAAGCGAAAAGGCAGAGTGATCACCATCACGAATTACGTCGAATATGCTCAAAAAATGGACGATTTACCCGCACATAAAGCCGCACATACAGGCGCACATGACGAAGCCAGTAATGGCGAGGGTTCAGATGGGTATGCCGCACATAAGGCCGCACAATTCCCCGCACATCATGAACAAGAAGGTAATAACAAGAATATAAATAACTCTTCGTCCGAGAATTCTGACGAATCCTCTGACAAGCCAGGAAAGAAACCTGCTGTCTTGAAACCTGAAGCGGCAATTCAGAGCGGAACTAAGTGGGGTAACTCAGAAGACCTTCGCTGTGCAGAGTGGCTCTTCGATGTCGTGCAAAGCATCTCTTCGTCTGCCAGAAAGCCGAACTATGCAGCATGGGCCAATGATATTCGCCTGATGCGAGAACGTGACCAGAGAACTCACAAGGAGATCGCCACGCTGTTCAAGTGGGCCTGCGAGGACAAATTCTGGAAGGGAAACGTGCTTTGCCCTTCGACACTGCGTGAGAAGTGGACACAGCTCGATATCAAGCGCACGAAACAAATCACTGGTGAAACCGGAGCAACAGGTAACAAGCCAGAACTCGACTTCAACAACACTGACTGGGCCTATGGGGTGATCCGATGAAATCTCTTGCAGAGCAGATGTGTAACCACGACCGCGAGCAGATGAGTCGCATAGCCCATAACCTTCCAGAGCAGTACCAGGACCGCGCACCGGTCGAGCAGGTGGCTCAGGTCTTCAACGGACTGTTCAACCAGCTGCGTGCCGCGTTCCCGGCCAGCATGGCGAACTTCCGCACCCAGGACGACCTGAACGAATTCCGCCGTCAGTGGCTGCTGGCGTTTCAGGAGAACGGGATCCACTCAATGGTTCAGGTCGATGCCGGTATGCGCATTGCCCGCCGCCAGGAGCGACCATTCCTGCCTTCTCCGGGTCAGTTTGTCGCCTGGTGCAAGCAGAGCGGCGGGGCGCTGGGCATCACCGTTGACCAGGTGATCGCCGAATACTGGGACTGGCGTAACCGTTCGTTCGAATTCACCTCCAGCGAGCAATTCCCCTGGTCGCAGCCGGTCATGTACCACATCTGCGTAGAACTTCGTCACCGCAGCACAGAGCGCCAGTTAACGCATGGTGAGCTGGCGCGCGAAGCGGGCGACCTGCTGGACATGTGGGAGAAACGCGTCACCGAGGGTAAGCCAGTGCCACCGGTGCGCCGGGCAATTGCAGCACCGGCTGCCAAGTACGGGCCTACGCCGATCCAGTTGCTGCAGGCCAAGTACAACCGCAACAAGTCGAACGGGATGGTGTGAGATGAAAGGCAAACAGGCAATTCTGCGTTATCTCGAAACGCACCGGACCTTCACAGCGAAGGATGTAGCCACAGAGTGTGGCATGAGCATCAACTGCATCACGAAGAACGCACTCGAGCTGGAGAAGGTCAACAAGCTCGTGCGCATCAGCAAAGTCTGGCGAACGGTTACTTATCGCCTGGCTACGCCGGAAGAGCAGTCCGGTACCGCGCGCAACTGCAGCAATGGAATATTTCAGGAGTGCCGCAATAGTGCGGCGATGAAGAGAGTTCTGGCGTTTTACGGGAGAGTATCAGCATGAAACCAACCTACGAAGAACTGGCAGTACAGCTCGCTAACGCCGAGAGCAAGTGCAGGGAGCTGGCGGCGGAGAATGCAGGGCTGAAAGAACTTATCGAGCAACACGCTAACAGTGTGGCTGTGTGCCCTAATTGCTCGCATGAAGAACCAAGTGAAACAGACGATATCGTTGCGCTGTATCGCTCAATGGAAACGCCGGCCACCTACGCTTTCCTGGCTGAAGTGCGGGCGCAGGGTGTGGAGATGTTTGCGTTCCAGCAGAGCAAGATTGCAGCAGAGCAGGAGAAAGCAGGAGATTATGAGTTTTCTCGTCATTGCAGTATTTCAGCAACTGAAGCCTGTGAGTTTGCTGAGGAACTGCGTGAGGGTAAATGTTGTGAGGTGCAATCGTGATTACCGGAACTACAAATTATGACGATGTCCCTGAAGCTATGTGCGGTATCTGTGGTTGTTTTTACAATGCAGACGAACCTGATGATCATGAATGCGAGGGGCCTGAAATCGAATGCGACATCTGTGGACATATAAGCACAGACCATGAAGGACGACACCATTGCTGCGAGGACAACAGTAATGACTAACAGCCCAATGACAGCACTCAACAAGGAGGCTCTGCGCCAAACAGCAGAGAAAGCTCAAGAGCATGGCGTGTTCAACATGGATATTCATTCACAAACCGTGCTGGATCTGCTGAATGAACTGGAAGCCGCAGAGAAGCGCATAACTGACTATCACACAGTGCTTAACAATCTCGCCGCCGTCGCCCGTCGCTATCTGCCAGATTATGACGAGCATCCTGATATTCAGGCCGCTGACGACTTGTTAGAAAGCGCCGCTGGCATTGGCGTGAAGGGGGAGTGAGATGAAAAACCGTAAAGCTAAATTGCTGCTAGCGAAGCCAGGGCAACTAATCCGTATTTCTAATCGTCTTGTTGTCCGCTATGCGCCATCAGGTGTTGATGGATTGCCGACCCATTATTACGGAAAAAACAGAAAACCGAGTGCGGCTCAGAATCGTTGGAGAAATCATTCGATAAGGACTAACCCATGACAACTAACAACCACCCGGCGCACGGTCATGTATCAGTAGATCGCCTGCACCAGATACGCGAAATACTCAGCAAAGCATCAGCACAAAGCGACGGCGGTAATCTCGGATACGCAATGGCTGATGCTGTGAAGGTGATTGATGGGGCTATTGCAGCTTTTGGTGCTGAGCCTGTGGCCGACGTAGTAGCCTGGAACAGAGAAGGAGAAGAGCGTACCTGCGATATCCGCTTGCGTCGTTTTGACCTTGCACCTGGGCCACTGTTTGCTGTGGCGCAGCCAGCGACGGTAGTGCCGGACGAAAAGCCTATGCCAGAAGCTTCGAAAATGTATGCGATAGACGCCGTAGCTGCAATAGCAGAGGTCAGGGGCTGGAACGCCTGCCGCGCCGCCATGCTTCAGGCTGGCAACTCTCCGGCAACTCCGGATGGTTGGCAACTTGTACCCAAGAAAATAACGCTGGAAATGGAGTGCGCTATTTCCCGTGCTGATTCTTACGAAATTGGATGGCAATGGGCATTGGCAGCGGCACCTAAATACGAGGTGAAGTCGTGAACGATATTCAGCGTTATAGAATGGGGTATTTCGGCTGGCTTAAAAGCGCTTTTTTCATGGCTGTGAGCGCAGTTGGAGATTTGGCTGCAATTGCTGTCTCATTCGAAATGTTGTGTGCATTACTGTGGATTGCAATCATTCTGACCTTTCCAGTATCAATACCTATTCTCGCCTTGGTGCAGATGATTTATACCAGGCGTAAATTGCGCAATCAATATGGACATGATGAGCTTATGAGGGATGACTGATGGCTAAATCCGCAGCAGAACGCAAAGCCGCGTAGTGATGTATAATCCCCTCAGGCCATCGAGGGGATTCTTATGTCTGACTGGAACATCGCAGCAAAACCAAAAGAAGAGCAGGACAAGGTTAACGTAGACCTTGCCGCCAGTGGTGTCGTGTACAAAGAGCGCCTGAATATGCCAGTTATCGCTGAACAGGTAGCCCGTGAGCAGCCAGAGCATCTACGTGAATACTTCATGGAACGAGTGCGCTTCTACCGCGAGCAGAGCCTGACGCTGCCGAAAGCATCCGATCCGCGCTATCTGGATATGGCAGCTCAGAACGAGAAGAAATAATGGGGTGCTTAATTGTTGCCGGTATAAATTTTTATATGCTGGCAGAAGGTGAATCATACCCAACACCTAACATCGGCAACAATTACTCCGTTTCTTACGTGGTTTTCCCTTACGAAGGCAAATGGGTCGCTCAGAAGCTTCGTAAAGGTGGTCGCTGGATAGATATAACAGACAAGCGATTCGACACCGAAAACGAGGCTTTCAACTTCACATACGAATACGCATTCACGCACAAAGACCGACATAAGTTTTAATCCGCGCAACAGCAAGCAAAGTTTGATTTCCAATAATCAACCAGCCATAATTACTTCACCAGAGCCTGAACAACTCCGGTGACTTCTGCGCATTTAAGGGGACTTAAATGCGACCACAATCTGAACTCTCCACTTTGTCACAGATGCAGAAATGCACCTGCGATTTTATGCATTCTGCGGTTTCCGTCAAGGAGGCCGTATGACTCTGCCATTAGACGGCATCAAACTCCATCGCGGCAACTTCGCGGCCATAGGCCAGCAGATTCAGCCATTGCTGGATGCCGGGCAATGTTTCCGCCTTCAGGTTAAGCCTTGGCGCGAGAAGCGCAGCCTGTCGCAGAACGCGCTCAGCCACATGTGGTACACCGAAATCAGCGAATACCTCATCGCCCGCGGCAAGACCTTCGCTACACCCGAATGGGTCAAGGACGCGATGAAGCACACCTATCTCGGCTATGAGAGCAAGGACCGGGTAGACGTCGTGTCCGGCGAGGTGACCACTGTCCAATCTCTCCGCCATACGTCCGAGCTGGAAACTGGCGAGATGTACATCTTCCTGTGCAAAGTCGAAGCCTGGTCGATGAATATCGGCTGCCACCTGACCATTCCGCAGAGCTGTGAATACCAGCAGCTGCGCGATAAGCAGGAGGCATGATGTCTACTCCACTTTCCCGCGTCATCACAAACGAAATCTTCCGCGTTCCGGCGCGCCTCCAACGTAAGCCCGCGGTTAAGCCGTCCGACATCCCGACCTTGAAAGACTACACCGCCCGCCTGGTGGATCAGAAATGACTGCGTCTCGCGGCGAGGAGAAAATCCGCATGAGCATGTATCAACGCATTAATGGCGCTGACTGGCGCAATATCTTCGTCGTAGGCGACCTGCATGGGTGTTACACGCTGCTGATGAATGAGCTCGAAAAAGTTTCGTTCGACCCGGCGCATGATTTGCTGATCTCGGTTGGCGACCTTGTTGACCGCGGCGCGGAAAACGTCGAGTGCCTGGAACTGATTACCATGCCTTGGTTTCGGGCTGTGCGCGGAAATCATGAGCAAATGATGATTGATGGTCTTTCGACGTTTGGAAACGTCAATCACTGGCTGGTAAATGGTGGCGGCTGGTTCTTCAATCTCGACTATGACAAAGAAGTGCTGGCTAAGGCTCTGGTCCACAAAGCGGCTGATCTGCCACTCGTCATCGAGCTGGTTACCTCCGATCGGAAAATCGTCATCTGCCACGCTGACTACCCGCACAACGAATACGCATTCGATAAGTCAGTGCCAGAAGAAATGGTGATCTGGAACCGTGAGCGAGTAAGCGACGCGCAGGACGGAATCGTCACTGAAATTACTGGTGCTGATCTGTTTATCTTCGGCCACACCCCAGCACGCCAGCCCCTGAATTATGCAAACCAGATGTATATCGATACCGGTGCCGTATTCTGCGGAAACCTCACGCTGGTACAGGTTCAAGGGGGCGCCCATGCGTAAACCATCCCGCCGTAAGTGCGCATATCAGGGATGCCGCCAGTGGTTCCATCCGGTACGAGAAGGGCAGGTGGTTTGCTCATTCGAATGCGCCAGCGCGTTCGGCAAAGAACAGACCACAAAAGCTCGTGAGGCTGCTCAGCAGAAGGAAGCGCAGCGCCAGCGCACCGAAGAGAAGGCAGGCCGCCAGAGGCGCGCTTCACGTCGCAATGAGCTGAAGCCGATCCGTCACTGGGTGCAGATGACTCAGCGTGCCTTCAACGACTGGCGTCGCGAAATGCTGCTGGCCGCCGGGCACGGCTGTATCTCCTGCGGAACAAAGACCGCTTTTGCCTGGCATGCCGGGCATTACCGCACCACGGCCGCCGCACCACAGCTTCGCTTTAACCCGGACAATATCTGGCTCCAGTGCTCCGCATGCAATGTTCACAAATCCGGGAACATCGAGGCGTACCGTGCCGCGCTGGTTGAGCTGATCGGCGAAGAGCGCGTGCTGGCTCTGGAATCCAACAACGAAACCCACCGATACACCCGTGAAGAACTGGATGGCATACGCGCCAAGGCCAGAGCAGATCTTCGCGCACTGAAACAGCAGGAGGCAGCATGAAGCCAGAAACGATCGAGATACTCCGAGCGCGATGGCAGCGCCTCCGGATTTACCGCCGCCCGGGCTCCGTGCTGGTGGATTACCGCATTCTCCGTAACTTCGTTCGCACCTATCATCCTGCAGGAGCCGCACAATGAACAGTCAGCAACTGGAATATGTACGTCAGCAGCTCATTGTGGCGACCGCAGATTTGAGCGGGGCGACGAAAGGGCAACTGGTAGCTTTCGCCGAGAACGCACAATTTACCGCGACGGCGCGCAGCCGGGGAAGGAAGAAAATCACTGACCCGGTCACCGGCCGCAAAGTTAACCCGGACGGCCCGGCGATGAGCGGCAGCCAGTCCCGCGCAAAGGGCTCATCCATCGCGCTGGTCAGCCCGGTAGAGTTCGTGACCGCATCGTGGCGCCGCGCCGTCCTGTCGCTTGAAGACCAACAGAAAGCGTGGCTGCTGTGGAACTACAGCGAGAATATCCGCTTTGAGTATCAGGTGGCGATCACCCAATGGGCGTGGGCAGAGTTCCGGGAACAGCTCGGCTTGAAGAGGGTGGCCAGCAAGACGATGGATCGGCTGAAGAAACTGATATGGCTGGCGGCGCAGGACGTTAAGGCGGAGCTGGCAGGGCGTGAAACGTACGAATATCAGGCGCTGGCCGAGTTGGCTGGCGTGGCGAAATCCACCTGGACAGAAACGTATCTGCCTCACTGGCTGGCGATGCGTAACAGCTTTAAGCGACTCGATAGCGGTGCGCTTATCTCAGTAACGCGATCACGTTCACAACAAAAGGCGACAAATTTAGACGTAAGTCTTGCAAAACCGAACTGAAACGCATATATTTCATGTAAATCTGATATCGTCGCCATAGCCTCGTAGGTCGACAAAGAATCAAGAGCCTCGCCATCGTGCGGGGCTTTATTTTACATCCGAGAATTTTGCCCAAAGGTATGCCTTGAGGCGAGCGTTTCGGGTTGGGTGCGCCAAAGGAGCCATCGTAGGCCAGACCTCTTTGAGGGCGGCAGTATCGTGAGAACTGCAAACCGATGACCGCCGGGAAAGTCCGGCATCAGAAAGAATGACAGAGCCCGAGGTTAACGCCTTGGGCTTTTTTATTTGCGGTACGCCGCACACAGAACCCACTGCCTGGGACCCTTCGGCCATAGAGCCGACATTGCCTTACCCCCATATTGCCCGCTTGTCTCGGGCTTTTTTATTTCGGCCGCAGACAATCAATTCCAGATGCCCCGTAGCTATCGTGTCTGACGGCCTTCCCCACTACACGAACAGCACCCGCATACAGCGAGGTGAGAGTATGTATCGAATGGACAAACTAACGACTGGTATCTCCTATGGCGCGTCAGGAGGTAGCGCACTGTACTGGTTCAAGAGGCTTCTTGATGGGTACACACCGGAACAGTGGGCTGCGATTGGCGTCATGGGTAGCTTGATGTTTGGCCTCCTGACATTCCTGACGAACCTGTACTTCAAAATTAAAGAAGATCGGCGTAAGGCCGCGCGAGGTGAATAATGTCCCCAGCACTGCGAAACAGCGTTCTCGGTGCCGGGAGTGCAATCGCCGTCGCCGCTGCGCTCATTACCGGGCCAACCGGTAATGATGGCCTTGAGGGTGTGAGATACAAACCCTACCAGGATGTGATCGGCGTCTGGACTGTCTGCTACGGTCACACCGGCAGCGACGTAAAAATCGGGAAGACGTACACCGAATCAGAGTGCCGTGCGCTACTCAATAAAGATCTGAACACAGTCGCCCGCCAGATTGACCCGTACATCCTGAAGCCGATCCCCGAAACGATGCGCGGCGCGCTTTACTCGTTCACGTATAACGTCGGCGCCGGAAGTTTCCGCTCATCCACCATGCTGAAGAAAATCAACCAAGGCGATCGGAAAGGCGCATGCGACGAGCTGATGCGCTGGGCTTATGCCGGTGGTAAGCAGTGGAAAGGCCTGGTAACCCGTCGGGAGATTGAGCGCGAAGTCTGCTTGTGGGGCCAGAAATGAGCCGCCTTGCCGCCATTATCGCCGCAGTGGTGGTGTGCCTGATCGTCTGCCTTGGCTGGCTGGCAATGCACTACCACAATGCCGCCAGTAAGCAGCAGACGCGAGCGGAAACCGCAGAGCAGCAGATTCACGCCGCTGAGACCGTGACCTCTAACATCCTGACCACCATGACCATCTTCAACACTATCTCCGAGGCCAATAAGCATGCAAAAGAGCAGATCGCACTGGACGCATCGGGAGCCTCGGCAGACATCAAGGCTGCTGTTGCGAACGATGACTGTGCTCGCCGTCCTGTTCCTGATGGCGCAGTTAAGCGGCTGCAGCAATACGCGGACGGTTTACATCAAGGTGCCGGTGGTTCCGCTGCCGGTAAACCTGACAGCTGAGACACCTTACCCCTCCATCCCGGAGTCGATGTCATGGGGCCAAAGCCTGGACCTTAACGTCAGCCTGTTTTCCGCGCTGGGGCAGTGCAACCGCGATAAGGCCGACATCCGGGAAGCAGAGAAGAAACGAGCCTCGCAATAGCGGGGCTTTTTTGTATCCGCATTTCACCGCGCACCGCAGCGCATTCAACCACGTCGAACCATACCCTTTGAAATGGGCCTTTGAGGAAGTCAGTTAGTGCTGGCGAGCCTCGACGGGCTGATTTCCTATGCGGCAAAGGTTCATCTCAAAGAAAGGTACACGCCATGAATAATCCGTCAGTTATTCCGGCCTTCGACTTCCGCGAAATGGTTTTGCCATCCAACGGAAAGGTCATCACGACGTCCATGAAGATCGCCCGCTATTTCGGAAAGGCGCATAAAAACGTTCTTCGCACTATCAAGCGGCTAGAGTCAGATTGCTCCCCTGATTTTAACCGGCTCAATTTTGAGCCCGTTGAATACCTCGATAAGAAAGGCGAAATGCGCCTGATGTACAACATCACGAAAGATGGCTGGATGATGCTTGTAATGGGTTTCACCGGGAAGATGGCGACCGCGATTAAAGAGCAATACATCGCCGCCTTTAACTGGATGGCCGAGCAGCTAAACCGACGCATGGCCATGGGTGAAGAAATGCAGCACCGCTACGCCATCAAAGAAACTCGCTCAAAGCTGAAAGGCACGATCGGCAGCCGGTTAATGAACGAGCGGAAGAAAGAGAAGCGCGTTCTGGAGCTCGAGCATGAGCACATCATGCAGGTAACGCAGCCGGAATTACTTATTGGCTGATCGCGGCATTACAGAAGCTCTTCACTGAGGGGCTTCGATAATGATCTGTGTAACCCCGCAAGGATGGTGATCACATCTTGCTGACGGGTAAGCCGTAAGTGGCTAAGCACTTCTGAGAAGCAGGGCAACAGCTGCGACAAGGCAAAGAGGTAATCATGTCCGACATCTACCAAATCACCCTGACTACCCAAACAGGCGAAACCTTCACGGGCAAGATGTCACGACGTCAGCCTGAGCTGGTTAATGGCTTTGTGCCGCTGGCGACAGAAACGGGCGAGTGGCTGTATTTCGCTCCGGCCGATGTGAAGCGCGTGGAGTTCACGCCAGTGCCAGCAGAGGAAGAAAGCAATGGCGACGTTCAGACTGTAAGTTGAAATCAAAAGCAAGTGGTGGCTTCCCATCTATATCAGGACGCTAACACTATTCTGCATGATGACGCGGTGTGAGCCGGATTATCAAAAGGTCGCTGAATTCATCGTTAAACATGGCATTAGCCAAATGGTGACGTCGGAGCCAGTAAAGAAATAACGGAGTAACCCATGGCGAATGATGACGAGCGCAGGCCATACCCGCCAGTTAACTTCATCGACTCCGACAGCTGGCAGCCATACACCAGGCTGATCCCCGCCAATGAAGTGCATGAGTGGATAAATCGGCAAATTCTGAGTGATACAGGGAGCATCCATAATCCTGACCACGGACACCTGTTAGAGGCTGATCTCTGCTTCATGTGGGCATCTGACTCATTCGCGAAGAAGGGGCGCTACGTTCTCGGTCAGGCTGAGCAGGTAATGCTCCGTGCCGGTGGCTGGCAGAAAGCCAGAATGGAGCAGCAGATGCATGAATGGTTCGGGCGAATCCCCAAGTTCATCATCACTCTGGCAGCCGATTACTGCTCACAATGCAGTGACCTAGAGTTCTGCGCGCTGGTAGAGCATGAGCTTTACCACATAGCCCAAGCCACTGATGATTTCGGTGCGCCAAAGTTCAACAAAGAGACCGGACAGCCAGTGCTTACACTGCGCGGGCACGATGTCGAAGAATTCATTGGTGTCGTACGTCGATACGGTGCCAGCAAAGAAGTACAGGAGCTAGTTGATGCGGCAAATGCGCCAGCAGAAGTGGCTCACATCGATATAGCCAGGTCATGCGGGACGTGCATGTTGAAGCTGGCATAACTTTTATCTGCTTTGTCATGGAGGTGACCTGTGGCAGCTCTATCGACAGAGGTTAAAGCCTTCATCGTTCAGTCTCTAGCTTGCTACGAAACACCTGCAAAGGTGATTGAGCTTGTAAAAGAGAATTTCAAAGTGACAGTAACGCGACAGCAGGTATCGGCATACGACCCAGCTAACGCCATGGCTAAGAGCCTGAGCCAGAAATGGGTAGATTTGTTCAACTCGACACGCACCCGATTTCAAACCGAAATTACTGACATCCCGATCGCAAACAAAGCATATCGTCTCCGTGCGCTTGACCGAATGATGACGAAAGCCGAAGGCATGAGAAACATGGCGCTCGCTGCCACTCTGATGGAGCAGGCTGCTAAAGAAGTTGGCGATGCGTACAGTAACAAACAGAAGGTCGAGCACACCAGCCCAGACGGCAGCATGTCACCGAGACCGACGACAATTCGCCTGGTAGGAGTTGACCCAGCAAATGGAAAGCCAAGTTGACCTCCAGATACCAGCCAAGTTAGTACCTGTATTCGCGACCGAAGGAATTCGTTATCGAGGCGCTCATGGCGGTCGCGGATCTGCAAAGACCCGCACCTTCGCGTTGATGACAGCAGTCCGAGCTTATCAGGCGGCAGAGGCCAATATCAGTGGTGTAATTCTTTGCGCTCGTGAATATATGAACTCGCTTGAAGAGTCATCCATGGAGGAGGTGAAGCAGGCTATTCGCTCCGTTCCGTGGCTTGATGATTACTTCGACATTGGCGAGAAATACATCCGGACAAAGAACCGCAGAGTCAGCTATGTATTCTGTGGCCTTCGCCATAACCTCGACAGCATCAAATCCAAAGCGCGCATTCTTGTGGCGTGGGTTGATGAGGCAGAGTCCGTGTCGTCTACCGCATGGAAAAAACTTCGACCGACAGTACGTGAGGAAGGCTCAGAGATTTGGGTTACATGGAACCCGGAAAAAGACGGCAGCGCTACCGATAAGCTCTTTAGAAAGAACCCGCCAAAAAGTTCGATGATTGTCGAGATGAACTACATGGATAACCCATGGTTCCCGGCGGTTCTTGAAGAGGAGCGTCAGGAAGACCTGGCAAATCTCGATTACGCCGATTATGCGTGGATCTGGGAAGGCGCTTACCTCGAAAACTCAGACAAGCAGGTGCTGGCTAACAAATACGTCGTTCAGACCTTCGAAGATGATCTGTGGCAAAAATCAGAGCGCCTGCTGTTCGGTGCTGACTTCGGATTCGCGAAAGACCCCAGCACGCTCATCCGCATGTTTATTCTGGATAACAACCTATACATCGAATACGAGGCTTACGGAAACGGCGTTGAGCTCGACGACATGTGGAAGTTCTACGCCGGGAAAACTGATGCTACACCTAAGCAGCTTGTCGATTGGAAGGTTACTGACGAGGCTAAATTCCCCGGCATCCCTGAAGCGCGAAAATGGCCGATCAAAGCTGATAACTCTAGGCCGGAAACTATCAGCCATGTCAAAGGGCAAGGTTTCAACATCTCATCGGCTCAGAAGTGGGCTGGTAGCGTAGAGGACGGAATTACCTGTCTTCGCGGATTCAAGAAAATAATCATTCACCCTCGCTGCAAAGAGACAGCGAAAGAGGCGCGGCTTTACTCGTACAAAACAGACCGGATCACAGGTGAAGTTCTGCCTGTAATCGAGGACAAGAACAACCACTGTTGGGATGGTGTCCGGTACGGCCTTGACGGGTATATCAAGCACAAAGCGCAAGTCGGCGCAGTATTCTTCTAAGGAGCATCGCCAGTGAGCGAACAAGATAACGGCCTTCAACTGGCTGTGAACAACCTCGCCACTGAAATGCGGCGAGCAAGTTACCTGAATGCCATTGGCATTGGTGGCGGCAACACGAAACGCCCTACGCTTTATCAGGAGTTTGGCTACCCGCGCACCATCACCTTCAACGACTTCTACAACATGTACCGCCGTAACGCCGCTGGCTTTGCTGTGGTGCATCGCTTGCTTGATGGTTGCTGGCAGGATTACCCAATCATTGTGGACGGTGACGAAGCGCAGGAGGCGAAGAACACCAATCCATGGGAAAAGAGCGTCACCAAGTTCATGAAGAAGTGGTGGCCGAAGGTGAAGGATGCCGATCGCCGCAATATGGTCGGGCGATATTCCGCGCTTCTGTTGCAAGTGAAAGACAATAATCCGTGGAACGAGCCGGTAGATATGAAGCTGGTGAAGTCGCTCGGCGAGTCCGCACTGGTGAAACTTATCCCGGTATGGGAGCCGCAGCTCACTGTTGCTGAGTGGGATAACGACCGTCAGTCAGAAACATTCGGTCAGCCGAAGATGTTCAACTTCAACGAGCAGCCTGTCGGAGATGAAGCATTCGTTGGCCCGATGCGTGGTGAACCTGTGCATCCGAGTCGGGTGATACTGTTTTGCGAAGGGTCTGAAGACGACAATGTATTATCAGGCATCCCACTACTTGAAGCTGGATTCAACAAAGGGCTCGACCTTGAGAAGGTTTCCGGTGGCGGCGCTGAGGGATTCCTGAAGAACGCGAGCCGTCAGATTGCAGTCGAGTTCAGCAAAGAAACCGATATGGCTACGCTGGCAGACCAGGCCAAGAAGGCTGGATATGCCGATCTTGGCGAAGCGATGGGCGATAAGGTCAACAAGCTGAACCGTGGTACCGATGCGGCAGCCGTTATGCAGGCCGGGCAGATGCACGTGCTTAGTGTTACGCCTGGCGACCCGGGGCCAACGTGGGAAGTCACCGCGAACGAACTTGCAGCCTCCGTACAAATCCCATTCACCATCCTTTTCGGTCAGCAGACCGGGCGACTGGCGAGCGACGAGGATAAAACAGACTGGGCTATCAGACGCAACACGCGCCGAAATGGCTTCCTGACTGACCGCATCACTGCGTTGCTTGAGCGTTTCTGGACTCTGGGCATCATTGATCCCCCAACCGAAGGTGAAGTCACCATCTCATGGAGCGACCTGTTAGCGCCCGGCGAGAAGGAGAAGATCGAGAACGCTTCGAAACTGGCTGACATTGTGCAGAAAACATCTGGTTTCTATGGGGGTGAACCGCCATTCACTGCCAATGAGTTGCGCGAGATTGTTGGGCTTGACCCGCTCCCTGAGCCGAAAGAACCGCCGAAACCAGAAGAGAAGGTGACAACCGATGATCCACTGGCCGATGACACCAGAACAGACGGCAAAGGTGGGGCTGCCGATAGTTCCGCGCAGCAAGGTTGACCCGACGCGATCAGCTAAGCAGGTTACCGCGATGTTCCGGGATATCGAAGACCGGTATCTCGGCATCAAGCGCGCACTGAAAGCATTGTTCGACCACCGCCTGACCGGTAGAGAGCGTGAGGTAAACAGCCACAACTGGCACTTCCTTTGCCACGACCACGGCGAGGATATGCGGCTCTACCAGGTCAATGCTGGCAAGTTTATCTACGACATGTCGGCGCAGGAACTGGCTTATTTGCTCGAGGCGGTGCAGGGCATCCTCGACGATTACCTGCTGGATGGTGGCGAGCAAAACCTCTGGGCTATGGATTATGTCGCAGCGGAGGCACAACGCGGAACGCTGGAGGCCTTCAACAACCTCTCGCAGCAGTCGCAGGTGTACGCCAGCCAGACGACGCTCCAGCAGCTTTTAAATAGTCCCGGATATCTAAACCAGATAGCAGCGGCAAGGCTGACAACGTTCAGTGACTGGAAGGTTATTAGCGACACCGCCCGCGGCGACCTGACCAATATCATCACCGACGCGGTAGCGCGCGGCGTAAATCCCCGTGAGACAGCCAGTGTTATCAGCAAGCGCCTCGATGTGAGCATGTCGAAGGCGAAGACTATTGCTCAGACTGAGCAGGTCGGCGCGCTGCGGCAGGCGCAATGGAACGAGACGGACTGGGCTTCTGACCGGCTGGGACTCAATACCGGCCTGCTGTGGCTGTCGGCACTAAAGCCAACGACGCGCACCTGGCATGCCAGCCGCCACGGCAAGGTCTACAACACCGAAGAGGTGCGAGATTTCTACGCCGAGAACGGCAATCGGTACAACTGCTATTGCAGCCAGATACCGGTCTTACTCAACGATGACGGCAGCATCTTCAACGAGGGTCTTGAAAATAAGCTTTTGATAGAGCGCAAGAAGTGGGAGCCTACTAGTTGATCAAAATATTGAAAATAGACATATTGCATATACACACAAGGAGATGCAAATGACTATTTACAGTGGAATTCAACAAAAACTTACCGAGTATAGAGCGCAACAAGGTATCTACTGGGCTGACCTTCAGCAGAGAATAAAAAACTTTGGTACTGATTTGGTTTCATATCTTGGAGTCGAAGGATTTGGCTTGTGCGATAGCCGCGATAACAAATATTCCGTCGTCACGGTAGGCATGATGGATGGGGGTAATGTAAAGAAAGCTCCCCCTTTCCTTATGGAAAAGATTGAAGGGCAAGTGAACTCTTTGCACTTCTACTTGCAGGTTAATTTATCGGGATTTGGCAGTGAAATTTTAGATTCTGCAATGACTTTTGAATGTTATTTCCGTAAAGATCATGGTGATTATTTTATTAACATTGCCGGTAAAGATATTGAATGCAGAAGTGTTAACGACAAATGTGATTTCACAAGTGTCTTTGACTATATCGTTAAAAAACTTGAAGAATCTGTCGATAAGTCACGGTACGAGTAAAGAATCAACCATCGAAGAATAAGGTCGCCACGGCGGCCTTTTTTATTGCCTGAAATCCACCAATGAGGGCGCAGAATGACAGAATATTGGTGCTGTGCATGCGGAAAGGTCATCCGCTTCGATTATGTTACGCCGCTGAATTACATCCCAAGGCATTGTCGGACGCTGATGCTTAGAAAGATAGAAGCCTTTACCCCGGCTAAAGGCCCTAAGATTCCACCAATGAAACATTAAGAGGACGCAACGTGAAGCTATCCAGCATCCACGTTAAATCCCTCGCCATCAACGCCTCTAACATCTCAACGACAACCATCAATGGTCAGGAACACTACGTCATTCGTGGTGCGGTTCCCATCGTCGATGACATCGTCATGAATGGCGGCCTGTACCCAGGCGAGGAAATTAACAGTAGCTATAAAACCATGGAGCGCAAGTTGATGCCGATTGGTCACCCTATGGTGAACGGCAAATACGTCAGCGCCAATGATCCACAAGCAGTCAACGATTACTACGCCGGGGCATGGGCGCAGAACGTCAGCAAGGCAGGCGAGAAGACGGTTAATGACGTCTATGTCAACAAAGCGGTTGCTGAGACAAAGCCAGATGGTAAGCGCCTAATTGCCCGGCTCGACGAGATGATTGCAGGTACAAATTCCGAGCCTATTCATCTCTCTACTGGACTACTGCTTAACAAAGAGCAAAAGGCCGGTGAGTCGAAAGGCAAGAAATACTCCTGGGTCGCTCACAACATGCAGTTCGACCACATCGCGATCCTGCTCGACGAACCCGGTGCCGGTACGCCGGATGAAGGTGTAGGCATGTTCGTCAACGCTGACGGGCAAGAGGCCGATGTTGAATCGACGAGCCTTATTGATGCCGCCAACAGCATGAAAGACGGCTGGTGGAACAAAGTGAAGTTCTTTATCAGCAACGCGTCAGAGATGTCCTTCGACGACATCTACCAGGCGCTGCGCATGTCTATCAAGCAGGACGACAAAAAGTGGCGCTACGTCGTCAGCGTCTGGCCTGACCATTTCGTTTACGAAGAGGATGGCGAAAACACCAAGCCAAAGCTCTTCGACCAGAAGTACCTCATCTCTGACAAGGTCGTAACGCTTGTCGGCGATCCAGTAGAAGTCGTGCGCAAACCAACTGAGTACGAAGTCAAAACCAACGGAGAAACAAACCCGATGAAAGAGAAGATGATCGCCGCGCTCAATGCCGCAGGCGTTAAAACCGAGGGGCTGACCGACGATCAGGTCTGGGATGCCTACAACCAGCAGATGCAGAAGAAAGAAGGTGGCGACGACCCGGGCCAGACTCAGATCAACTCTGATGTGATTACTGCGGCTGTTAATGCGGCGCTTACCCCGCTGAACGAAAAGCTGAGCAAGCTGGAAACTCAGCTGCAGGCGAACGCTGAAAGCGAACTGAAAACCAAACGTGACGCTGTAAAAGCGAAATTCTCGTTCATGACCGAAGCTGCGATCAACTCGCTGGCTGGCGACGCGCTGAACGACTTGTACTCACAGTGCCAGACCAGCACCGGTATGAACCCTGCATTCCAGGGGAATGGCGCTCAGAGTGAAATCCTTAACATGGAGGCACCTGAATAATGGCTCTCGCACCTCGTTTCCATACCGTAATCGCGGGCCCGGCCCGTAAGAATGACCCGCAGGTCATTGAAGCAATCATGGCAGCGGCCGTGAAACCAGGCTCACTGGTGATGCTCGACAGCACCGGGAAGCTGGCAGTTCACAATGTCGCTGGTGGCGCAGGCGTTGCTCTGGCTCTTCAGCATAACTATATCGGCGGCGGTGACATTCGCGATGCGGTTCCAGCAGGTGATACCGGCGCGGCCATCATGTGCGAAGACGATGTGGATTACCACATGCTGGTCAAAGCGTCGCAGGTACTCCTTGAAAATGAAGGTCTTGTATCTGCTGGTGACGGCACCCTTCAGAAATCCGCTGCGCCTACTACCGACGTAGTTCTGTTCTATTCACGCGAAAAAATCACCGTTGGCGCTGAAGCTCAGCTCGTGAAAGTTCGCAAATCAGGGAAAGCAACCGCATGAGCATGATCGTATTCAACAAAAAGCTGATCACCGAGCACAACCAGGTGAAGCAGGCATGGAATCAGCTGCTGATGCAGCGTGAATCCTTCAACATCAACCAGGGCACTATTTCAGCCCAGTACGGCGGCGCGCTGGAAGTGAACCAAGCCGCGCTGATCTCCAAAGACTACTGGCGTGAAGTGGATAACATCACTACCCGAGTCTTCCGTAATGACGAAGGCAACGGCCTGCTGGATGATCTGCTCGGTCTCGGTACGCCGATCTCTATCGGCAAGACAGCGGCGCTTTACCGCGTCTCCAGTGACGCGGGCAAGGTTCATCGCACACTGACGGGCCACGTTCCGGAAGAACTGGATAAAGTCATCTACGACGAAGCTGGTGACCCAATCCCGATCTTCAACACCGGATACAGCCGTGAATGGCGTGAGTGGAACGGCATGCAGTCAGAAAACCTTGACGCAATGGCCGATGACCAGGAGGCGCACGTTGCAGCCATCCGCGAGGATATGGCCGACTACATGCTTTCAGGTGACGCGAAAGTGAAAGTGAAAGGTTACGTTGGCGCAGGTATCACTAACCACGCCAATACCAACCAGGTTGACCTGAGTGCATCCGGTCTGAATATCGACCTGACCACCTCGACTCCTGACCAATCAGTAGCCTTCTTCACTGGTCCGTTTGCTAAGCTGCTGGATGATAACTACGTGCAGGAGAAGGTTAAAGTTTGGGTGTCTCCTGACATCATGCGCAACCTGAACAAGCCGTATTCTAATGCCGCAGGCTTCAAGGAAGGAACGGTGCTGGAATACATCCTGCGCTATGGTCGCATTGAGTCTATTAATCAGACCTTCAAGCTGACCGGTAACCACTTCGTCGCTTACGTGCGTAACTCGCAGTACATCAAGACGCGAATCGCCGCGCCAGTGGGTACCTTCATGATCCCGCGCCAGAATCCGTTCGATAACTACAACTCCCTGGTCTGGAGTGCTGTCGGTCTGCAGATTAAGCGCGATTTCAACGGTCGTTCTAAAGTGTTCAACGCACAGGGTTAAGGGGCTTCGGCCCCTTTTCTTCGGGAGAGAGCATGAAAAAGTTAAAAGTCGAGAAGACTGGATGCTGGGGAACGATTAACGGCGTATTCCAGCAACTTCCTGTAGGTCACGAGTTCATTGCGGCATCCGTTCCGCCAGCGTTCGCAGGCCGGGTGTCTGTTATCGGTGAAGTCGGTGAGCAGGAACTTGAAGTGGCGACGCCGGGCGATAATCCTGCAGAGCAGGCAGACACCACCGCTAAATCGAAAAAGGCGAAATAACCATGGCTGACCCAATCACAGCGGCAGACGTGCAGGCGTTCCTCGGTGAATTGGGTTACTCCATACCGGGCGCACTGCTGGATCCTATTCTCTGCGTGGTGAACAAGATTATCCCGTGCCTCGATGTCGCAGGGTATGACGACTGCACCGCGAAGCTGATCCTGATGTACGCCGCAGCGTTGATGGCCACGTCGTCTGGCGCGCGACGCATCAAATCGCAGGGTGCACCGTCTGGCGCATCCCGTTCGTTCGATTACGGTGCTGACAGCATCACCTGGCTGCGTGAATCTCTGGCGAAACTCGATACCAGCGGATGCACCAGTGAGTTGCCAATCAGCGCCGGTAACAGTGTAGGCCTGTTCCTGGTGGTCGGTGGCTGCTGATGACGTACAAATCAGTTAAGCACGGCCTGCCGCGCTCGTTCACCCGCGTATGGGTGATGACCGACACCGGGCGGGAGACTACCGGCTACGTGAAATCGGACGGCGAGTGGTTCATCAACTGCCCGCTCATCCGGGCGACTGGCGCGAAGGTGCTGCGCTGGAAGGAGGGCTGATGTCATCGGTAGCTAACTGGTCATACACAGCCACGGCGACCATCTGGCGAAAGCTGGAAGGCAATGATGAATACGGCGATCCGCTGGGTTATGCCGAACCTGAGCAAATCCTCTGTGATTACGAGGGCGGACTCAGCAAGAAGTTAGCCAGTTTGGGCACCGAAATCGTCGTGAAGAATACCGTCTGGACGGAGTTCGCGCTGGCGGCCGCTGGTGATTACCTGCTGATTGGCGTATCGAACGAAGCGGACCCGGTTGAGGCCGGTGCCGACGAGGTGCGGCAGGTTATCCGCTACGCCGACACGTTCGAGCGCCAGGCTGATGATTACGCCATCCTGACGGGAGTGTAGCCATGGGCATCAAAGTGAAGGGCATCAGCCAGGCGAAGAAGCACCTGAACGATGTTATCAACGACGTTAAGGGCCGCAAGGTAATTCGCGCGTTGCAGTCGGCGATGATGCTTATCGGCACCCGGGCGGCCTATTACACCCCTATCGACACTTCAACGCTGATTAACAGTCAGTTTCGGGAAATCGACGCTAGCGGCGTGCTCATTACCGGGCGAATCGGCTACTCAGCAAACTATGCCGCCTACGTGCATGAGGCGTCAGGCAAGCTGAAAGGTCAGCCGCGCGCGCACTTTGGCATAACCAGCAACCGCTCTGAGTTCGGCCCTCAGAAACCGAAAGAGTTCGGCGGAGGCACCGGAAAGGGCAACTATTGGGATCCGCATGGTGAGCCGCAATTCCTGACCAAAGGCGCAAATGACGAGCGCGATAACGTTGATGCGGTGATGCGCAAGGAGCTTTCGCTATGACACCCATGATGCACGAGCGGGTGCGCAACATGTTCGGCGACGCCGGGCTAACTACCGGTTTCACGGTGCAGCAGCTGATGTACGACGACCCGGACGACCAGTCGAAGGCGATCATGGTATTCAGGCCAAACGGCGGGTCGAATATTCGGACTGACCTCGGATCTGAGTATCACGTCCTGGTCGACGTCGTGGGGGCAAAAGATAAGCGCAAAGACGCACTCAATGCCGTACAGCGCATCGTCGATTACGTCCAGGCCAACCCCATGGCTGACGAGTGTGTCGGCTACATCCAGAACATGGGCGCCATCCCCGCGCCGGTGCTCACAGAAGAAGGGCGAATAGTCTTCCGACTCCAGTTCGCCTGCACTTACGGCGAATAGCCATTCCCAACCAAATAACCCGCTTCGGCGGGTTTTCTTTTATACGTCAAAGAGGAGTTTCACATGGCTAATTGCCAGAACTCGAACGAGCGCCTGTTCGGCGGTGCGGTCGTGCTGGAAGTCGCCGATGGCTGCCCGGACGTCAAACCACTCGAAGGTGAGTGGATGGCGCTGGCCGCTGGTACGTCGAAGGGCTTCGACTTCAACCCTAACTCGGTTACCTCTGATGCGGATGACGGCGGCGGCTATGTCGAGACCATCATCACCAACAGTGATTTCACCCTGAGCTTTGAGGGTGAAGTGCGCAAGAAGGATAAGCTGGATCAGTACGGTGTCGGCAAATTCATCAAGTATTTCGCTGACGAGCTGAAGGCCAAGCGCCAGCCTGGGATCTGGGTGCGCATGGACTACGGCCCGGTCGAATTCGTCGGATATATGAACATCACGGCGCTGAGCTCTGACGGCGGTACCAACGACATCGTCACGTTCTCCACCGAGTTCAAAGTCGGCGATGCAACCACCATCGAAGTGAACGAACTGACTGCTGTAGCAGTGACTGGCGTGACCGTAACCCCGACAACCAGCACCGGCACGGCGGGCGGTACCAGCACCTTCACGGTGAATGTCGCACCAACTGGCGCAACAAACAAAGACTTCACTGTAGCGACTACCGACGCGACCAAAGCAACGGCTACCGCCTCCGGCAATACCGTTACCGTGACGCGTGTCGCCACTGGCAGCGCGCAAATCATCATCAACACCGAAGACGGCAACTTTGTGGCCGTGCATACGGTTACCGTTACCTAACGGACATTCCAAAGGGCGGCGTGCTGCCCTTGATAATGACCGTTTACTGGAAGGCCTATGACCGCTTTAACCGATATTGGCGAACTTTCTATCAGCGACAGCCGCGAAGGTGGGAAGGATTACCTGCTGCGACCTTCATTCGAGGCTATGACCAGGATCGGCACGCCGGTAGAAATTGTGCAGACGTACGCCACCATCCACGGCAATGACGTTGCTCAGCTGATTGAGGTGTGCGCTGGCACGCTGGGACGCTTTCCTGAATGGCTGTCTCCTTCTTTCAATCGCGCCGCTGAGAAACTTTTATCAACGTGCATGCTGGTGCTGCAATCCTGCTGCGATGACGACTTGACGCCAATGATAGGCGAGTGGAAAGGGTGGCGGCACTGCGTCGTATACCGACCGGGAAGATTACCAAAGAACGACATCATCGTGCTGGCGCAGCACCTTATGCAGCACGGCATTGTCGGAAAAGCCAAGGTTCGCCAGTTGCAGCGCCATGAAACAGGCGAGCGCACTACAGAGTTTAAAGCATTCGATTACATCAGCTCGGCACGCAGCCACTTCGGCATGAACCGCGCCGAAGCAGCTCAATTAACGATGACTGAATTTCAGATGCTGCTGGCGGCGAAATACCCTGACCAGAAAGGCTTTACTCGCGAAGAGTACGACAGCATTGCCGACGAATACCTGGCTAAACAGGCCGCTCGCAGGGCAAAAGCAAAGCAATAACCGGAGAATGACATGGCAGGTGAGAAAGACGCCGGCAGCATCGTCTATACAGTAAGCGCTGATATAGCTCCCTTACTTCAGGCTGGCCGACAAGCCATTGAGTCGCTTGACGGAATGGGTGATGGCGCAGGTAAAGCCGCCGATAACTTTTCCGGGCTTGAAAAATCTGCTGATAAATCTGGCAAGTCGATCGCAAGGGCTGCGGATGACGCGAGCAATGCAGCCAAAATCATGGAGCGGCTTGGTAACGAAATAGCAGTTCTTGAAGAGGCAAATAAAAATGGCGCACGCAGCGCTGCCGCCCTCGCAGCTCAGATTGCAGCGTCAGGGGATGCGTCAGAGGCACAGAGCAGGGAGATTGGGAACCTTGCGGTAAAGCTTTTTGACGTGAAGCAGGCTGCGATCGATGCAGCCAAGGCGAATAGTGATAGTGCCGCTGCTTTCAGAGCATCAGAATCGGCGATCTCATCCCTTGAAGGTGAGTTGTCCGTCCTTAACGCTGAGATGATTGAGGGATCTCGCAGCGCTGCTATCCTGTCTGCCCAAATGAAAGCGGGGAATGGAGCAACTGACGAGCAAAAGGCGCGCATTTCTCAGCTTGCCGGCCAGCTCTATGACCTCAAATCTGCTCAAAATGCGTCAGCAAAAGCATCATCTGAAGCAGCGAAGCAGGCGGCGCAGCAGGCCAATGACGCGGCAAGATTGCGCTCAATTTCTCTGAGCCTTACGCAGCAGATCGCAGTTCTCAATGAAGAGCAGAAGAATGGCGCGAGAAGTGCGGCAATGCTATCGGCCAGGCTCCATGCTGGATCATCTGCTACTGCGGCCCAACGAAAAGAAATTGGCGAGCTTGCAGGGAAATTATATGACCTCAAGCAAGCGCAAAATCAGACAGCAAAATCTTCTGTTGGATTAAAAACTGGGCTTTCTGCAATAGCTTCCGCGATCGCCGTATCTCAGGTGGTTGATTATGGTAAGCGCTTCCTTGAAGCTGCTGACGCCATGTCTCAAATGCAGGCCAGGATCGAGAGGTTGACCGGCAGCGCCGCGGCCGCCACCCAGACAATGCAGGGTTTGATGCGCATAAGCTCGGCAACGGGCGGCTCGCTACAGGACACCGCGAAGCTGTGGGAAACCCTAAGCACAGCGTTGCGCGATACCGGAGCGACTAACGGCCAGATCATTCAGCTCACCGAAACACTACAGAAAATCGGGCGAATTGGTGGATCCTCATCCGAGGAAATGGCTAATGCTCTTCGTCAGTTCGGCCAGTCGATCTCCTCTGGCACTATCCGGGCTGAGGAATTCAACTCCATCCTTGAACAAATGCCTGAACTGGCGCGTCAGATTGCCGCTGGGATGGGCGTAAGTATTGGAGAGCTTCGCCAGCTGATGCTGGATGGGAAACTGACTGCTGAAGATGCACTGAACGCCATCCAGAAACAAACCGGCTCAGTAAATGCAGAGTTCGAAAAACTTCCTCGTACTCTGGCTCAAGCCAATAACGCACTGACTAACTCATTCCTGTCGATGATCGACTCAGTTAACCAGGCTACTGGTGCGAGTTCAGGGATGGTAACGGTAATCGACTCGTTAACAGCAGCGTTAGATAGATTGGCAGGCAAAGCTATTTCCGCAGATGCTCAGATCTCTGATCTGAACAGTACGGCAGAAATGTTTAACCGCCGGGCGCGCACCTGGTCCTGGCTTGGGCTTGATGGCTGGGAGGAGCAAAACAAAGCCCTGGCCGGGCTGAGTAATAAAGCCGCCATGCTGGTTGGCGACCTGGCCGCTGTTTCCAAAGCATCTCAGACCGCGGCTAACACAAAGCCGATCGAGATTAAAACCACGGCAACGACCACCGGGAGCAAGTCGAAAGGCGGAGCGTCAGCCGCCAAGAAAGAGGCAGATCAATACGCTAAAGCGCAGGAAACTGTTAACCAAAAACTGGACGAGCTGAGGCAGAAGGCCGAGCTGTCAGCTGGCAGTGTCGGTGAACTGTCCAGGGCTCAGGCCGTGCTTAATGCACAGCAGTCTCTCGGTAATGATGCGACACAGGAACAGGTCATTCTGGCAGGGCAATATGCGGCTAAAGCCTGGGATAACGCCAACGCATTACGAGCCCAGGCCAAGGCAGAAAAGGAACGTATTGACGCTGCCAATAAGTTTGGCACTATCCAGGGTAAAGCCAGCAAAACTGCCGGACTTGATAGCCAGTACCAGAAAGACATCGCTGATATCCAACAATATGCCCAACTCTACCCGCAGAAGATCGGAGAGGCTGAGGCTGCACGTGCTGCTATCGAACAGCAATACCGGGATCAGCGTAACGCGGCGATGTGGGAAGAGTGGGCTCAGCAGAACGCGGCCACACAGGCAGCGGCTGCGGCTTTCGATTCACTCGGTTCGGTTGCCAGTAACGCGCTGACAGGAATCATCACAGGCAGCATGTCAGCCAGCGATGCAATGCGCAGTATTGGCATGACGGTCCTGAATAGCGTCATTAACTCGTTTGTCCAGATGGGTATCGAGTGGGTTAAATCCGCCATCATGGGGCAGGCGGCACAAACGGCTGCTATCGGCACGGTGACGGCAGCACAGACGGCAGCAGTGGCCACACAGACGGCGACCAGCACAGCAGCGGCAGCGACAACCGCTGCGGCGTGGACTCCTGCGGCTATCTTGTCCTCCATTGCCTCAATGGGTACGGCGGCGGCTATCGGTCTCGGCGCGGTGGCTGGCGTTATTGGCGCAAACTTGCTTGGAAAACGCAAGAATGGCGGCCCAGTCAGTGCTGGCGGAATGTATCAGGTCGGCGAAGGCGGCATGCCGGAGATTTACCAGGCCAGCACTGGTAAGCAGTACATGATACCGGGTGACAACGGCAGGGTGATCAGCAATAAGGATATGACTTCTGGCGGTGGCGGGGTGGTAATCAACATCCAGAACTACACGTCATCCTCTGTCGATGCTCAGGCCGGTACGGATGGCAATGGCGGCGTGACAGTGGATGTAATCGTCGCTGACCTGAACAACGGCGGACCAATCAGTAACGCCATAACCAGCAACATGAACGTTAAGCGCACGCCAAGGGGGCAGGGCTGATGTCAATTATCGACTATCCCGACTGGCTGCCGCTGGCGCAGAAAGCCAGTAAAAACATGACGCTCGATACCGGGTTCCAGATCGATCAGCCAGCGGTAGGCCCGGCTATCTTTCAGAACCAGACCGATGACCTGAAAGTGACATGGTCGGTAACGTGGATCTTCACGTTGGCTGAAGAGCGAGCTTTCCAACAGTGGCTACGAAGCCCGAATTATCTCAACCGCGGACTGAACTGGTTCCGGATGAATATCAATCTTGGCGGCAGTGGCCTGCAACTTCAGGAGCTTCACTTCACGCAGATGCCGGTGCAAACCAGTATCGACGGCGGGGTGGCGACCTGGACTGGGACCGTTATTGCGAACCACCTCTACAACGCCGACGACGAGTTCGACGACATCATTGTTGAACTGCCGCCGCCGTGGGATTCGTGGCTGGATATCGTGGTTACGGGTTATCCGGATGGACGTGACCCGGAATCACTACCGAGGGTGCCGTAATGCCGAGCTTCAGGGAGTATAAGCAGCAGCGCCCGACGCGTGGGCTGTACGATACCATCACGTTCTACCATCCATCGTTTGGCTACGTCCGCCTGGTAGATAAGCAGTTCTTTCCCAAGTCACTTGGGGGCCATACGTATACGCCAGCGCGGTTTGAAATTGAAGAGAGCCAGCAGAGCGGTACGCCGGTGATCGACGCGACGGTGAAGCTTGGGCGTCTGTCGTCTGATATCAAAACGCTTATGAAGCAGTGGAAAGGAGCGGCGCGTCTTACGGCCATCACGGCCACACGGCAAATCTTTGACAGCGGAGACGTGTCAGTGCCGATTAAGTCGTGGCAGTTATATGTCAAGACGGTAGATATTGACGCTGATGCCGCTTCTGTGACGCTTTCTGTCACTAACCCGCTGAACAACAACATAGGCCGACTTTATGATCCGCAGGAATACACCGGGCTACAGTACCTCTGATTTCATCAGCAAGGTGATCGGCGTGCCGTGGGCTAACCGGGCCTGCTCGTTCGATAGGGTGGATTGCTGGGGACTGGTGGTGTTGTATTACCGTCACGTTCTCGGCATTGAGCTGCACCAGACTCCGGACTACGAAGCCGGTGAGGACTTCTTCACCTGCTATCAGGGCGACGTCGTTTTCTGGTGCCATACCGATAAACCTGTCGAAGGCGGGATATTTGTCGGATACCGCGGCGCGCAACCGGCACACGTTGGCCTGGTGCTGAACCGTCAGGCGCTGCACTCGCGCGGAGAGAACGGAAGCGTGCGCATGGACTCGTTACTGGTTATTCAGCGGGCTTTCACTAAAGTGGAGTATTTTTCTTATGGCGCTGGTTGAGATATCGAATTTTCCAGGAACGCCTAAGCTGCGTTGCAGGGTGCCAAACGGTACCCTTTTTTATGACTGGCTGTCGGCCAATGATGGCACCTTTCACCGTGATCTGCTGATCGTCCGCAACGGCGTGAGGTTAAATGATGATGATGAACTGGCGTTTGAGCTGAGCGAACTGGACACCATCCAGATTTTCGACCAGCCAAAGGGCATCATTAGCGACATTCTCAGCCCGATCTTCAAAGTTGTTGGTGCTGTGTTTTCCTTCCTGGCTCCGAAGCCGGCAATTGCAAACAACGGTGGGAACACCGTCGATTCTCCGAATAACAGTCTGACAGGGCAAACGAATACCGCCAGGGTCTATAAAGCGAAGCCTGACATCTACGGGCAAATCCGTTCATATCCTGATCTGATTCAAGAATCGCTTTTTGAGTACGTTCGGCAGAATGAAAATGATGGTGGACTAAAGTTTGTTACAGAGTGGATGTGTGTTGGCATAGGAAAATACGGCTATGAGTCGGTTCGTTACTCAGAGTCAAGCCTTGGCAGTATGCCTGGTGCCGAATACCAGTTTTTCCAGCCTGGTGAGGTGATACCGACAATTAATGAGGGGTATTCGTTCGACGATGTCGACGGGCAGGAGATGCCAGGGCCAAACGAAAGCGATAATTTCCCGGTAGAATCGGCTACGGCTAATACCGTGGTAAGTGGTGAATATGCTGGCGGCCAGATAGCGATGAAAATCGTCAAGCAGGCTGAGTTCGACTACTTCATGGGGCTCGTGCTACCACACTCCGTCACATTCACCATTAACGTCACTTATAACACGACATCAGGCAGCGTTACTGAAGATGTGCTTTTCTCAGGCACGCTGATTTCTGCGGTGCAGAGCGATGATGGTTCCGTTATAGACCCCGTTCAATGGTACACGTTCACCATGACAGATTTACAGGGACCACCCACAGTTCCATCCACTGCCACCATTAACACGACAAAATTTATCCTCAACGATAATGAGGCGCTTGTTGTTGGGCCTTTCTTCTCTCCGGTTGAGTCAACAGAGCTTTGGTTGCATACACAGTCATCACTTGGTGGCGGTAACTGGACTGACTGGACGGTGACAATCTGGAAAATCGACGACGATTACAATCAGATCCCCGGCACACAACAGACCTTCACCTATCATCAGGGAACTCCTCATAAGTCGACCAGCGAAGTGTTTTATCGCACTGATAAAATAATCCCGGCAGGAGGGTTTGGTAAATACGCCATCAATTTCCAGCGGACAAACAACTCCAATGATGCATCAATTCTTAAGGTTGAGGAAATACACGCTGTCAACATCCGAAGCAACGTAGTTCATCCGACCGATACTCTGGTTCGCGTCAAGGTGCGGGCAACAGAGAACGCACTGGGAAGCCGTGACCGAAAATATAACGCTCTGGTCACTCGTCAGACTATCAGTTACAACCTGACGACACAGACTGTGGATTATACATTGCGTCCATCGCGTTCCTTTGCTGATGCTGTTGCACATACCTGGCTCGTAATGGGCAGCCAGCCAGAAAGCAGCATTGACCTGTACGGGCTGTATTCCATCGCTGAAAGCCTGGCTGATGAGCGACTCGGATACTTCGATTACACCTTCGATGATGAAAACGACTCTCTTGGCGACCGCGTGCAGGCTATCTGTAACGCCGCGTCTGTCATGGCGTACTGGGATGACGGTGTACTGACGTTCACCCGCGATCAGAAAGTCGATTACCCGGCGGCAGTGTTTAACCGGGCAAATATGAAGACGGATGAGTACAAAATGACGTATGAGGCCACGCTACCTGGTGGTTACGACGGCGTTCAGGTCTCCTACGTTCACCCGACAACGAATAACAAGACGTACATCAACTATCGCGTACTTAACGGCGCCATAGTCGAGCAGGAAGCGGAAAATCCGAACAAGCTTGAGATAGTGGGTTTCCGTAATGAGTACCAGGCCCGTGAGCGTGCGCTACGCGAAACAAAGCGTCTCATTTACTCACGGGTGAAGATGAACGCCAAGGTGTTCGAGGACGGGATTATCCAGGTTGGAAGCGTCATTCAAATGCCTGACATCTACGACAGCAACCAGCAGCAGGGGTACATAACTGGCCGTTCCGGGAATAATTTTGATACCAGCGAGCCAATCACGTTTACCGGCTCGATGTATGTGCTGGTGACCGACAGCATGGGAAATCCCACGCTGCGCTATCCGGCGGCGGCGCGCGCCGACACGAAGTACGGATTCACCGCGGCAATACCAGACATTCAGCTCAACATATGGAACGGAGACACTGTGCAGCTCCCGTCGCGCTATCTCATAGCGACAGTGGAGGAGCTGGACAGTCAGCTATGGACGGTCAACAGCATCAAACCGAACACAGATAACACGGTATCTCTGACCGTCGCGGAATACAGCGACGCCATCTACCAATAAGAATCGTCCCAGACCACCAAAACCCGGCCACCGTGCCGGTTTTTTTATGGAATCAATATGGCTACCCAACCTACTAATCTGCCAGTACCAAGCAAATCACCTCGTGACCTGAAATTCAACGCCGGGAAGATTGACGAGTTTGTAACTTCGATGGCAAGGCAATATATCGACAGATTTGGAAGTGCCCACTACACCATTGAAGGGATTCGATGGGTTGCTCAGCAGGCGATCGCAGCGTTTGGCTATATCACGCTGGACAGCTTTGAAGACGGAAACACACTGACATTGCCAAATCAGGTTCTTCGCCTTGAGGCAAATGGTGAATATTACCGATGGGATGGGGTATTCCCTAAGGATGTTCCTGCTGGCTCAACTCCTCAAACAACTGGCGGAGTAGGTGTTGGTGCGTGGTTAAGTGTGGGTGATGCAACCGCCCGGCAATGGGTGGCAGAAAATTTTACTGAGACCCCATTCAAGAAAACTGGAATGTTTAACAGCGGTGTCACAGTCTCATCTAAAAACGATGCAGTGCAGTACACAGATGGACTATGGTACGTATGGACTCTGAATCGCCACGGGTTTAACAGACACCTCAGAGTCATTTAAGATGGCTTAAAGAGAGGTGCCCATGAGCGGTAAGCGTTATCCCGAAGAGTTTAAAATTGAAGCAGTCAAACAGGTTGTTGATCGCGGTTATTCTGTTGCCAGCGTTGCAACACGTCTCGATATCACCACCCACAGCCTTTACGCCTGGATAAAGAAGTACGGTCCAGATTCTTCCACTAATAAAGAAGAGTCAGATGCTCAGGCCGAGATCCGCCGTCTCCAGAAAGAGCTGAAGCGGGTTACCGACGAACGGGACATATTAAAAAAAGCCGCTGTAGATTCAATTGGTCAACGCAACAGTCATGTGAAAACATGTAGTTGCGGAGGATTGTTGAATGAGACGAACATTTACAGCAAAGGAAAAAACATCTGTTTTTGAACTGTGGAAGAACGGAAAAGGCTTCAGTGAGATAGCTAATATCCTGGGTTCGAAACCAGGGACCATCTTCACGATGTTAAGAGATACTGGCGGCATAAAACCCAATGAGCGCAAGCGAGCTGTTGCTCACCTGACGCTGTCTGAGCGCGAGGAAATACGAGCCGGTCTGTCAGCTAAAATGAGCATTCGAGCCATCGCTACAATGCTGAATCGTAGCCCTTCAACAATCTCACGTGAAGTTCAGCGTAATCGTGGTAGGCGCTATTACAAAGCCGTTGATGCGAATAACCGGGCCAACAGGATGGCTAAAAGACCAAAACCGTGCTTACTGGATCAGAATATGCCGTTGCGAGAGCTTGTTCTGGAAAAGCTTGAGATGAAGTGGTCCCCAGAGCAAATATCAGGATGGTTAAGGCGAACGAAGCCGCGTCAAAAAACACTACGAATATCACCTGAGACAATTTATAAGACGCTTTACTTTCGTAGTCGTGAAGCGCTACACCACCTGAACGTACAGCACCTGCGCCGATCGCACAGCCTCCGTCATGGCAGGCGCCATACTCGCAAAGGTGAAAGAGGCACTATCAACATAGTGAACGGAACGCCAATCCACGAACGTTCCCGGCATATCGATAACAGACGCTCTCTGGGACACTGGGAAGGCGATTTAGTCTCGGGTACAAAAAACTCCCATATAGCCACACTTGTAGACCGAAAATCACGTTATACGATCATCCTGAGACTCAGGGGCAAAGACGCTTTATCAGTGAATCAGGCTCTTACAGATAAATTCCTGAGCTTACCACCTGAACTCCGGCGATCACTGACATGGGACAGAGGAATGGAGCTGGCCAGACATCTGGAATTTACTGGCAGCACAGGAGTTAAAGTTTACTTCTGCGATCCTCAGAGCCCCTGGCAGCGGGGAACAAACGAAAACACTAATGGGCTAATCCGACAGTACTTTCCCAAAAAGACATGCCTTGCCCAATATACTCAATATGAGCTGGATCAGGTTGCAGCTCAGCTAAACAACAGACCGAGAAAGACACTGAAGTTCAAAACACCTAAAGAGATAATTGAAAGGGGTGTTGCGTTGACAGATTGAATCTACAGCGGCGTACTTCGCAAAGCTGTCCGACTGAGGTACGCCTTTATCCGTGACAACACCTGTTGCTGGCCTGTTCGCCTGCTCTGTCGGGTGCTGGATGTTCATCCCAGTGGTTTTTACGCCTGGCTTCAGCAGCCGCATTCACAACGCCATCAGGCAGACCTGAGGCTGACAGGGCAGATTAAACAGTTCTGGCTGGAATCGGGATGCGTCTATGGTTATCGCAAAATCCATTTGGATCTGCGGGACAGCGGGCAACAGTGCGGAGTGAACAGAGTCTGGCGACTGATGAAACGTGTCGGGATAAAGGCTCAGGTCGGATACCGGAGCCCGCGGGCACGTAAAGGCGAGGCCAGTATCGTGTCGCCCAACAGGCTCCAGCGACAGTTCAATCCGGATGCTCCGGATGAGAGTTGGGTAACGGACATAACCTACATCAGGACCCACGAAGGCTGGCTGTATCTTGCCGTGGTTGTTGATCTGTTCTCACGCAAAATTATCGGCTGGTCCATACAATCCCGGATGACAAAGGACATTGTCCTGAACGCACTGCTGATGGCTGTATGGCGGCGTAATCCCCAAAAACAGGTGCTGGTTCATTCGGATCAGGGCAGTCAGTACACAAGCCATGAGTGGCAGTCGTTCCTGAAATCACACGGCCTGGAGGGCAGCATGAGCCGTCGCGGTAACTGCCATGATAATGCGGTTGCAGAAAGCTTTTTCCAGTTGTTGAAACGTGAACGGATAAAGAAAAAAATCTACGGAACGCGGGAAGAAGCCCGCAGCGATATTTTTGATTACATCGAAATGTTTTATAACAGTAAGCGTCGGCATGGTTCTAGCGAACAGATGTCACCGACAGAATATGAAAACCAGTATTATCAACGGCTCGGAAGTGTCTAGATTATCCGTGGCGATTCACTGGCCCCTTACCTCATACCATCTCATCAAGTGAAACTCCTGACGTAGAAACAACTAAATGGGCTTGCGTTGGGCTTCTAAACGGTTACCGAATCAATGAAGTTAAAAATTTCATTGAGGAACCTGGCATCACAAATGATTCACCAGCAATTAAACTTGCTATTTACTCGTTAGTGCGTATTGGCTACGGAGAGCTGATTGTTACAGCGAACTCAAAAATAAACATAATCACAGAGGTTGCAATACCATTTGCCATTGATGGAATACCTGTATCCATAGGAATAAGAGGTGAAGGTGTAATAAACTCCCTGGGGAATGTCCCAGAGATAAGGGTTGGACTTAACTCAAGGGGGATTGTGTTTGGTAATGTTTGCTATTCATTAGACCGCTTGGTGATATCACAATATGTAGGGTCAGAAAACACAGATGTGATAAGCAAAACATCCAATACCATTACACTCGCATCAAATCCATTTCAGGCTAATGGTGGAAATATAATTACATGGCCTTTGACTGACAACAACACCGCAGGTGTTCCGGTAAGTAACTTCTGTCAATTCAGTACTAACTCCGGGGCGTTCTTTGCTACAGGACTTGTTAATAACTCTGATGGGAGTTGCACATTAACCGGAGTTACTGGGTGCAATGGAACCCCTTCGTCAGAGATATCTAACATCACAAAAGTTGTCAGATTTACATCAAGAGCGCATCAGTTACCAGATGACACCTACCCGCGCACAGCAGCATGCATCAGTTTGGATGTCATAGAGAACCCTACTATAAGCAACTTATGGGTTCTGCAAACATATCGAACTTTCTCTTTCAAAGATGGGAATGGCGGCGGAGAAGGATCTGGTCTGGGGCATTATGGGCTGTGGAATGACATCATAGTCGATGGGACCAAAGAATTTGTAGGTGGTACTGATTTGAGTGGTGGAAGCATTCAAGGAATAGAAGGTGGACAGTTTGTTAATATCCATCTGTTCGGAACTAAGTATGGTTTCCGCGGTCGCAGAATGAAGTCATGTATGTTCTCAAACTGCACTCACTATGCTTTTACAGGCGGCAAGATATTTGACATTCTGGAGTTTGATGGTTTTTCATGGGTAGGCGGTTCTATTGGGTGGAACTCAGGTTCTGGGTACATCAGCAATGTTATGGATTGTGTAAATGGTGATAACATTACATTCACCGGTGTTAAGTTTGGTAGGCACCACACTACAGAATCAGGTCCGGCATTTAAATGCTCGTCTCGTTTTACTAACTTTTCATTTACCGGAAACAGCCATGAATCAGTGAGCGAAGGTGGATTCACTGATATTGGTTTCTTTGATGTAAATGAATTTTCAAGATCAAGTATTGGAGATAACGCAGTTGGTTTTAATGGCAATGGACAACCAACACTAACGATGTCTACTTCTGCACCTGATATTGCAAGATTCGCAGGCACTAGATTTAATCAACCTGTTCTCACAAATGCCCCTGCTGGCATTTATGATAACGAACATACTTCAGGAAAAGGAACGTTCTATTCAACATCAGACTATCGTGACTCAGGTAAGATTTTAATAATTCCTGATATTAACTCGGCTTCACCATGGCCTGATGATTCTAGGAATATAATAAAATTTGGTGGGACTTTGTCACCTGGTAAAACTCTAATGCTTCCAGATTTAACGATATTAAATGGAACTCTTCTTAGGAGCGTGGTTTTACTAGATCTGTCATCAGTAAATTTCAATGGTCAGACCATAGGTATTTATAATGGACAAGTGCTAATTACAACAATAGAATCTCATGGAATATATGAATTCCTAAGCACAGGATCAACATATTTTAGAATTAAATAATTTTCAGCCCTGATTGACAGGGCTGTTTTTATTAATTATCTATCAATTGTCGATACACAATTCATCCCATTTATTAAGAATGACACCTCTTTTGCTTTGTCAATATTAATCGCTGGGGTTCTCACAACAAGGAGATTACGTCCAAATAGAGACACGTTATTTGAAGGTAATTCATATTGGTATTTTCTAACATCAGTAATCACAGAGAAATTAACCTTAGTTAATTCATCTATCGTTCCAGTACTACTTGCCGTCTCTCCAATTAGCAATACATCATTAAAAGAGTCCTCATAAAAATTAATTGAGTATGTCTTTTCACCTGATTTTTCATCAGTTATTTTGCAAGTGTAGTTAGGCTGTGTCAATAAATATGAGTAGTCAATGTTTACTGGTGTTACGTTAATTTTCTTGGCTCCAAAATATCTTGCTATCTCATATTCATTGTTAAACAAATCCCATAAATCAAGTTCTTTGAAAAAGTTTGAGAAGTTATATTGTGGAATTGTTATGTCATCAACTCCTTTTTCAATCATATCCTGCATGTAGGATCTTCTCATAATGTCCTGAATATAAACTCTCGAATATGATGAATAAACATGAGTCCAGTTTATAAGCATAACAATAACAAAGGAAAATGTAATTGCTATTTTGACATGCTTTGTTAGTTTATTAACTAAGGCACATATAGGGATAGCAAGGATCACAGTAAGTATATTAACTGAACGCTCTGGAGTATATGGGGAAAATGCCAGAATAACAAGTATGAAAGAAAAACCTATTATAGGTGCTACATATAAGCAGAATACTGACGTGCTAAATTTAAATTTATTATAACCGATGTATGAAATAACACATACAGCAGCAATTGCAAACTCAAATTTTATGTAACGTATGAGGCTAGGGACTCGCTCATAAAAATGGTATTCTACCTTTTCAAATATACCCATTCCTCTCCATGTGCTGAAAACATCACTAGCTAGTCTTACCTTATTCCCCGGGGCAAATATTAAAACAATAAACCCAGCCAAGCAAAATACAAAGGCAATAATAGCAATTCGCTTATTTTTATTGCTGATATATATGTTGTTTAAAATTGCTAGCGCTGATGCTGACACCATTAATGCAGCACTTGCCTCACTAGAACACCCAGCTAAAAGAGCCGATAAATATATAAATATTTCCTTTGTTTTAGTAATGCGATCTAATGTTGTCAGTAGACATATTGAATATGTAAAAACAATGCAAAAGGTAGTAGTCCAAAGATAGTTTGCAGACCCAACAATCCAGAATGTTGTCTGCCCAAGATTGGGGTTAAATAAAAAATAACATGAAAATGTAATCAGAGGCGTGATTAAAGGGTCTGATTCAGAATATAATGATATTATTTTATGCACAAAAAAGCATAAAGCAACCAATGGGGCTGCATTTATTAATGATTTTACTATTACTGAATTAAATTGAAGTATTGCCGAGCTTATTATGTCAGCCTCGATTCTTCCGCTCCATGTCATATAGTGATGATAACGACTTGATAAGTCAATACCAATGCGCATATAGCTAAAATCATCAGATATTAGCGGGACGAGAGAATTTATAACAAAAGTTAAAAAATAAATAATTAATAGCGAAAGTGCTAATTTATATTTATTAAAATCAATGCTCATTTTTTGAACCCTTTAAAATAAACTTAGGACGTTTTTTTGTCTCTATATATATTCTTCCGATATATTCACCTAGAACTCCGATACCAATCAATTGAATTCCACCTAAAAATAGTATAGATACCAAAATAGAAGGGTACCCGCGAACGGCATTACCGAAAGCTATAGTGTCTATAATCATCCATGTGCCATAGATAAATGCTACGCTCGCCACAAACAAGCCAATATACGTCCAGATGCGCAGTGGAAAGGTGGAGAAACTGGTGATCCCCTCAAGTGCGAGATTCCATAGCTTCCAGCCATTAAATTTAGTACTACCGGCTACACGTTCGGCGCGAGCATACTCAACCACATCAGTACGTCCGCCAACCCAGCTTAGAATACCCTTCATAAAAAGATTTCTTTCTGGCAAAAGCTTGATGTTTTCAACTACCTCACGAGACATCAGGCGAAAATCGCCAACATTCTCCTCAATCTTCGGATTGCTGATTTTGTTGTGAAGTTTATAGAACCACTCTGCAGTCTTGCGCTTCAGACGGCCATCGGTAGAGCGATCAGAGCGCTTTGCCAGCACCATGTCTGCACCAGCCTGCCACTTCTCGATCAGGTACGGAATGACTTCAATCGGGTCCTGCAAGTCAACATCTATCGGAATAACAGCGTCACCAGTTGCATGGTCAAGACCAGCGAAAAGTGCTGGCTCCTTGCCAAAATTTCGGGTGAATGAGAGAGGGACTACAAGGTGATCTGATACTGCCAATGCATTAATAATAGATTCTGTAGCGTCTTTACTTCCATCGTTAATAAAAACGATTTCTACTTCATATTGCTTTAATTTTTCAAAATCACGAACTGTTTTATAGAAGATAGGAATTGCATCTTCTTCATTAAAAACAGGAACGACTAAAGAAATTTTCATTTCGCATCCCTAAAGACAATGAACTTAGAATAAATAAACCCGCAAACGAGACTGATAGCAGAGAAGCCGACCAGCGTAAAAATTGGAGCTAGACCGCATATGTCAGCTGCCCAACCAACAGTAGCACTTAGGAATCCCATGAAACCAACATAGAGCATGTAACGCATAGTTGTTGTCTGAGAATTAAATGTGAACTTAGCATTTGCATAGAAGCTGAACGAAACTGCAACCAGAAATCCTACTAGATTTGCAATTGTTTGATTACTATGCAAAAAATATATAAACACGAAGAAAACAGCCCAGTGTATGAGCGTGTTGACGACACCAATTGATGTGTACTTAGCGAACAATTTTAACATTATAAAAACCAGAAATCCCAAGAACAAGGTAGTTTATCATCTGCAAGCATACCGATCGACATATGATGTAAGTATGTAGAAGCAAAGAGTGATATACGGGGCGCAATACATAATGTTTATCGACGTATTAGCTGATACCTCTCTCTAGTATTCGAGAGAGGTATCGTGCATTAAAGTAAAATATGCGATATTACTAGTGGTTGTCTTCAGATCCTTTAACCCAAGCAAAACTTCCATGAATTTCCGCAGATTGATCTTTAGAAATAATTAAAGGGACACCATTTATTAAGTTAAAGTAGCTTTTATATCCAACAAAGAAAGCAGCAGGATAATTATCTCTCACATTTAATCTTTTCCCTAATCCGTATTTAGTGTCTAACCATACCAAAACTTCATCATTATGCTTGTTCTTTGCCGTCATGCGGTAAACATTTGGATATTTACCCTTAGGGCCACTATCATTTGGTCCGCTGGAGGTGTCTTTCCATTCTGGAGAGTCACCTGATTCATAAAGAATTGAACTGTTGGCATACAGTTGGGAAAGTGCTGTTTGTAGTCCGTAGTAGGTGTGTATCCTAACCTTTTCAAGAGGAATCATTTTGATATGCACATCTGCACGTCCTTCATTGAAGGTCATTTTTACTTTCTGTTGAATAATCTCTCTACCGGAGCCGTCTTTCTTTTTGGTGTTAAACCCCTGAATGTTAGACGTGGTTTCAATCACTAAATCATTTGTATATCCCTTAAAGGTATCTTTGACCATCTTCCCATCAACCCATACCTGAAGAGAAACATGCCTGGCTGTAGGTGATCCGCTCTGGTCCCGGTTAAATCCATGCCAGCCACCTGTGAACGCAGCTATTGGGTCATCACCATCTTCATTCTTTTCTGCGCTGACCATAATTGGTCCAATGATGTCAGTGTCGAATGTTTGAACCGCAGTTAACCCATCCAGTCTGCCACTGGGGAAATCTGTATACTTCCAAGAAAAATTTTTGTAAAGCTTTGAAAATGAGAATATTTTGTTGAGACCAGTTCTATTAAGCTCAATTACCCGGTCTTCAAGTAGTGAATATTTGTACTGAATTTTTATGTCTGCGTTCGGGACATCAACATTCACAAACTGTTTCTGTTTCCCATCATCAGCAAATACCTCTCCTGCCCATACACAGGATATGCTGAGTAAAAAAACAACTGACATGAACCTTTTCATGTTAATTCACCATTTAGTGATATGAATACTATGGGATTTTTAAGTCAATTCTGCTTTATTTTTTCTCTATCAACAAGCCTGAAGTGAACAGAAGGTGCGGAGATGTGAGACAAAAACGGGACACACAAAGCTTCGCATCGGTTTTCATGGCTTTGCGCTGTTCTCACTTAGCCGATCGCATCCATTGTTGCAAGACGATTTGAATCAATGTGAAACAGAGTGGTGCAATCACCACTTTTTTAGTGTTACCATCGTTTTACCGGGTGAGGGGCTGATGGTGTCAGTTTTTCATTTGTGTACCAGATTGTGTACCAATTTAGCGATTGTTGGTTAGATGGTTGCACAACTTACTGTAAACAAATAAATTTTCTCTTTGTATGTGATCTTACGTGTGGGTCACCACTGCAAATAAGGATATAACATGCCTGTTATTACTCTTCCTGATGGCAGCCAACGCCATTACGACCACGCTGTAAGCCCCATGGATGTTGCGCTGGACATCGGTCCAGGCCTGGCGAAAGCCACTATTGCTGGCCGTGTTGACGGTGAGCTGGTAGATGCTTCCGATCTGATTGAGCATGATGCGAAGCTCTCCATCATCACCGCGAAGGATGAAGAAGGTCTGGAGATCATTCGTCACTCCTGTGCGCACCTGTTAGGGCACGCGATCAAACAACTCTGGCCGCACACCAAAATGGCGATCGGACCGGTTGTTGATAACGGTTTTTACTACGATATCGATCTTGACCGTACGTTAACCCAGGAAGACGTCGACGCGCTTGAGAAGCGGATGCACGAGCTCGCTGAGAAAAACTACGATGTTATTAAGAAGAAAGTCAGCTGGTACGAAGCGCGTGAAACCTTCGTGAAGCGTGGCGAGACCTATAAAGTCTCCATTCTTGATGAAAACATTGCCCATGATGACAAGCCTGGCTTGTACCATCATGAAGAATATGTCGATATGTGCCGTGGCCCGCACGTGCCGAATATGCGTTTCTGCCATCACTTCAAACTGATGAAGACCGCTGGGGCATACTGGCGTGGCGACAGCAATAACAAGATGCTGCAGCGTATTTATGGTACTGCATGGGCAGATAAAAAAGCCCTGAATGCCTACCTGCAACGTCTGGAAGAAGCGGCCAAACGCGACCACCGTAAAATCGGCAAGCAGCTTGACCTGTATCACATGCAGGAAGAAGCGCCGGGTATGGTGTTCTGGCACAACGATGGCTGGACTATCTTCCGTGAACTGGAAGTCTTTGTTCGCTCAAAACTGAAAGAATACCAGTATCAGGAAGTGAAAGGTCCGTTCATGATGGACCGCGTGCTGTGGGAAAAAACAGGTCACTGGGACAACTACAAAGATGCGATGTTCACCACCTCTTCTGAGAACCGTGAATACTGCATTAAGCCAATGAACTGCCCTGGCCACGTACAGATCTTTAATCAGGGTCTGAAATCCTATCGCGATCTGCCGCTGCGTATGGCTGAGTTTGGTAGCTGCCACCGTAATGAACCGTCAGGTGCGCTGCATGGACTGATGCGTGTTCGTGGCTTCACTCAAGATGATGCGCATATCTTCTGTACTGAAGAGCAGATTCGTGATGAAGTTAACGCGTGCATTCGTATGGTCTACGATATGTACAGCACCTTTGGCTTCGAGAAAATCGTCGTCAAACTGTCCACTCGCCCCGAAAAACGTATCGGTAGCGATGAAATGTGGGACCGTGCTGAAGCTGACCTGGCCGTTGCGCTGGAAGAAAACAACATCCCGTTTGAGTTCCAACTGGGTGAGGGCGCGTTCTACGGTCCGAAAATTGAATTTACCCTGTATGACTGCCTCGATCGTGCATGGCAGTGCGGTACTGTACAGCTGGACTTCTCCCTGCCGTCCCGTTTAAGCGCCTCTTACGTTGGCGAAAACAACGAACGTCAGGTGCCGGTTATGATTCACCGTGCAATTCTTGGGTCGATGGAACGTTTCATCGGTATCCTGACCGAAGAGTTCGCTGGCTTCTTCCCGACCTGGCTTGCGCCGGTTCAGGTTGTGGTCATGAACATCACCGATTCTCAGTCTGAATACGTTAACGAATTAACGCAGAAACTACAAAATGCGGGTATTCGTGTAAAAGCAGACTTGAGAAATGAGAAGATTGGCTTTAAAATCCGCGAGCACACTTTACGTCGTGTCCCTTACATGTTGGTCTGTGGCGACAAAGAGGTAGAAGCAGGCAAAGTTGCCGTGCGCACCCGTCGTGGCAAAGACTTGGGCAGCCTGGACGTAAATGAAGTGATTGAGAAGCTGCAACAAGAGATTCGCAGCCGCAGTCTTCAACAACTGGAGGAATAA